TATAACATTTGCTCCGGCATCATTTCCAAATGTTAATGATAATATAATTTTAATTGTATCACCCGGTTTTATACCCCTATCCAATTTAAAAGCATAATGAATACCATTATGTAGACCCCCTCTAAAACGATTTTCAACACAATGTAACATAATTTTAATTATGTCATCATAATATGCAAAAGGATTAGGCACTGCATAGTATATAGTAGCCGTGTATTCAGATAATACACCTGCGCGCGTTAATCCAACAAATCCATCTAATCCTCTATGAAAAAATAAATGATGCATAATAAGTTTTATTCTATCAAACAAGCCATTACGCGCATTATATGGTGATATAAACATTAAACGTATATAGTCTATTACGGCAAAAGAACTATTGGCTATTGCTCTTCCCACATCGGTTCCTTGGGAAGAAGGAACATCATCTGATAGTAACCCTTGTTCAAATTCGTTTTCTTCACTAGCGTCATCTGCGTTTACTTCATGAGTTTTGCATCTAATATCGACTGGTTGTCCAACAATTCTAATTGTTTCAGCAAGCATTTCATTTGTAGTATATATTGGATCTCGATCTCGGTTATTAATTAAGTTAATAGAAAAGGGTGGTGTATTTGCAGGTGGTGGTGGTTGAAAAAGTCGCCATCCTAGTGGAAGTGGGGGAATAACCGCTACAGGAGGAACATGAACAGCGGGACGATCAGCAGCAGCAGCAATCCCAGCAACAATCTCATCAGGATCTATAGGTGGTTGATCCACGTCCATAGCACGTCCAGACATTTCTCAATATTATATTATATGATATATTATATGATATATTATAGACAGAATATATAATATAATAACATTTATATCTTAATTAATAACTCCACCAAAGTGTTCCGTTTTTTTCTGTTAAATTGTCGCTATAGTTATCAATAAAGTATTTCTCAAAATATCTTTTACTTACCACCATTTTATTATGTTTATACCCCCACTTACAATAAAAGTCATATATGGTATGAACCGGGAATGAGGATGAAGATGATGATGCAAGTGAAGCAGACGACATTGACAAATCTACATCATTGTCTTTCTCTTTTTTAGAAATAATTACATTTACATCCTTACCATCCTTTACACAATCTTTGATATCCTTAACATCTTTGACATCTTTATTCTTGTTTTTACCCTTTCCTAAAGCACCATTTGTCGTATTATTCCCCCCTAAATTTACCCTCTTAAATTCTTCAAATCCGTTCAATATTTCTTGTTTTTTATCCCATAATTTACAACCAATATTCATCAAATATTTATCTTCTTCAATACAAATATCGGGCAAAAAGTGGCGAATAAATCCTAAAATTGTCTGGTCTGTAATTGTCTGGATATTTTTCTGGTTTCCATGATATACGTTACCATGATTCAAAAACAATGTCGACAATTCATCAATTTCTAGTTCGATTTCGGTATGATTACATTTAATATTTTCGTTCCAAAATGACATGAATTTCCCAACAAGTGGCAAATGTTTGCTCGTAATATTTAAAAACATTTCTCTATTATCTTGTGTTTCTGTGATTTCTCCAGAATCTCCTGCTCCCAGCCCTCCCATATCCCCTCCATCAGTATCCGTGACAACAACTACACCGACGGTTTCGCACGAATATTCTAGCCGCTTCATAAGATGTTTTTTAAGAACATTTGTAAAAAAAACATTAGGGATTTTCTCTTCTTCTATGAAGATTTTCCAAAGGTAAAGCATATTTTTCCATGTAATATGGACACCTTTGCACGGATCTGTTGTTGATGAAATAAATCGAGAAAGAATACCATCATCGGTTATAGTTTTCAAATAAAAGGCGTGTTCTTTTACAGCACAATCTTTGCATGTTTTTTCAATAAATAAATCAGCACTATTAAAACGTGACGAATAATGTGCTGCTACACAAAACAAATCAAGCATGCTTTGTTTTTGAATAATATTCGTTGAATGCATGTGCGAATGTCCAGGAGTTGTCGGGGTTTTCGGTGTAGATATTCCACTATTTGATATAGACATAGACATTCCCACACCTCCACCTCCACCTCCACCTCCACCTCCACCTCCAACAAGACTTGATAATGAAGAAGATGACGAAGAGTGTCCGATCCCATTGTGTCCCATCCCCGCAAGTTTAAGTCCTTCATTGTGTGTATAAAAAGGAAACGAAATTACATTTTCGACAATATCGATCAAACGACATTCTTCGTATTTATGCTCATAAAATTTAAATTTAAAATGGTTCATCATATTTGATGTCCCAAAAAGAGCATAACTTTCTTCGCCTAGTTCGCTAATAAAATGTTTTGCCTTTGTGGAGATAAAATACGTATTTGTATTTTTTTTAAGCAGAATATCACCAATAACAGTGAGAAAATATTTTGCACTATCTTTATTTTTAAATACGAAAGGAGTGAGCGCATTTAATACACGCTGAATTGTTTCTGATTCGGGGATTGATGTTAGAAGATCGCGTTCTTTTATCTTTTTAATAATTTGGTTTTTAATTTTATATTTCCATGTAGACAACTCAGCATTTTGTTGATCTGTAATAGTAGTTCTAATCTCGTGTTCGATTTCATCCTCATTTATTATTTTATATGTATTATTATGATACACGAAAAAGAGGTCGATATTTGGGTTATAAAAATAGGAAGAACTGTTAATAAATTCACGAATAAATTCTTCAGATGTTTCTTCTAGGGTTTTTCGGCGTTCTTCACGCTGAATACGAGCATCACATTTTTGTTGTAAGAAAGACGGAAGTGTATTCTTAATATGACAAACCAGTGCAGTGCGAGCATAATCGTCGTCCAGATATTTATCATATAATCCTCGAACAATTGTTACAAGTTCTTCGCACTCTGTTATGGGATCAGTTTTTGGTCCAAGTTTTGGAGAATATTTATCTGATGATGGTGGCGATGATGATATTGTTGATGATATTGTTGACGCTGATAGTTGTATGTATGACATATTTATTTTTTATTGTTTGAATGGTTGAATCTTAGTTAAGTAGTGGTAGTTGATATATATAATATAATAAAACGTTTAATATATTATAATAAATATTTATATATGTTGATTATTGTATGCGTTACTCTAAATTACAATGTTACAATATTACAATGATACAATATTACAATGTTACAATGTTACAATACTACCATCTAAATCCATGAGATAAGTAGATACTGTAAGTTGAGGATATTTTTGATTAATTGTTTGTTTAAATTTAATAAAATTTTCATTATGTAAGGCGATTTCATCCGCTCTAGGAATGGATGGTAAATTATAAAATATTTTATAAGCACCACATTGCATATGGTCTAATACAATAACGTCTATAATATCATGTAATTGTTCTGCTAATTCGATATGTTTATCAAAAGTTTCAGCCCATGCAGAATATACTGTTTGATTATATCCCAAAGATGCTCCTGCTAATACAAACTCATCATAGTTATTATTTAAGCCGATACTATTGAAAAATAAAACAGCATCATCTATTAGTCTAAAATCCATACATGTAATAACTATTGCTTTGGCTTTATGAACTGTTAATTGATTTTGTGTTGCCATACCCGGAGTTTGTGTATTTGTAGTAGTAGTAGTAGTAGTAGTAGTAGTAGTAGTAACTGCTCTTTTTTGGGACGCACGATTATTTTTAGCTCTCATAACTGAATAGTTAGTACTACCGATACCAGAACCCTGAATGAAACGATTACGTATATCGCTGGGAACTCCTAAAATTAACCCAATGCGTTGATTAACCCTCATTATATATAATATAACATAAAATAAATTATTTATGATTTACTTATCATCTTCTTATATTCTACTTATCATCTTTTTTATTTCGTTTCGTATTCCTATTTTTTAGTTTATAACTTTTTTTATTTTGCTTTTTAAACATTTTAATGAATTCTTTTAATTCTTTTTTGTTATCAAATTTTTCAAGTATACCAAAGTATCCTCCTGTTTGCTCTTTTTTAGAATCACCGCCAAAAATTTCAAGTTCATGTTCAGCACGTTGGATAATATTATTATCTTTAGGAGGGAGTTGGGGTTTGGCTTGTGGCTGAGGCTGAGGCGAAAAATCTGATTCTGTAGGGAATAGCGTAGGGTTTATCGGTAGTTTTGGTAGTAATGGTTCTGGTTTTTCTCCTAGTTTTTCTCCTGATTCTACGGGTGGTTTAGCGGGAGCAGCAACCTGAGCTGCGGCAGCAACATTTACTACTGGCGGCACTACTGGTGGCAATACAGGCGGTGAAGGTGTTGGTTTTTCTTTTTCTTTTTCTAAAACAGAAGGTTCGCGTATGCTTGTAGCGGGAGAGGATTCAGATTTTTTACCATCAAAATTATATTTTTTGATAGCATTTGCAAGTTGTCCAATTTTTTTATCTATATTTACTTCACTGCAAACAGCCCATGCTTGTTCGGGTCTATTTTCTAAATATGCGCGTTGGTGAGCCCATTGAGCATTTTCATTGCAAAATTGTGTTTTATCAAAAGCAGTTCCGCATGCATTTCCCCATCGTGCAATAAATTGCATGTTTCTGCAAAGTTCACTAGAGCATATTTTTCCGTCCATGGAACCTCGCGGTTGATTAGGTAACGGTCTATCTGCTTGAGACATATATTCACGTTTATCTAAATCATAATGAGAACAAACAGTTCGCGAACACATATTTATTTTACCAAGATATACATCATAGTGGTCAGATATCAATTCTGCAGCATCAGATACTGATATTAACTTACCATTTGTTGTATATTTTTTAATCAATTCTTCTAATCTAACACGTCTTGCACCGGAGTGTCTTCTTATATCATAAAACCCGTCATTTACACATTCAAGATTGCGTATACGAGCATCGTAGCAAGCATTAAATCCAATAAAATATCCTTTTGTTTTTCTCTCCACATGAATATATCTAAGTCCAAGTTCAATTCGCATAATCTCAGATTTTTCTTTACTAAGTGCATCTTTGCTTGCAGGTTTTCCAATATACCATATATTTGCATAGTCGCCTGAATTATTTTCTGTAAGATATTTTACGTAGTCTTCGAGTGTATTAGAATATTGCATTGCTTTTCGAGAACGAACACAAGCAGGTGCATGCAATTCAAATACATTAAATCCGCCGATTGTTGTTTCTGTTCCCATAAAACCTGCAGAAGTAACAAAAAAATCGGTTGAACTAAAAATACCTCCCGGAAATGTTTGCATAAGTATATTATGAGATGGTGTTTTTGATGATTTCGATGTATCTACATATAATATAACATTGTCAAATTGTCCTGTTATATAATTATCGAATGTAATGTGTGCGCATATAATTTCACCACCTACCGTAAAACCATCACCCACTGCCATAAAAGCACTACATCTATCTGATGCTCCACTATTTCCACCAGAAAAAAATCCAAATATTCCATCTGATTTACCCGACAATGAACCCGATGTTTTCATAAATTCTTTATAAGTTGAAGTATCTTTGAGGAATTTATTATCAGCGAGAATCTGTGCTAATTTTTTATAAACATATTCAACAGTTACAATACAATTCAAAAGAACAATAATATCAACATCTATCGTTAATAATAATTTGCCATCTGTGAACATATCTTTTGATGAGGCGTTTTTATCAATTGTATACGAATCGGATGATATTACTATTTTACCATCAGATACAAAACTTTCATCGCCAAAATACAATTTTTGATCACTTGGTGTTTTTAATGTTTTTACTTTATCAGCAACACCTTTTGCAATTCCCTGCATCTCGGTAAAAAATTCTTTATATTCTGATTTTAAAATAGGTCCAAAAATATCGTTTATCATTTTTATAAAGAATACAATATCTCTCCCATATTCAGTCCATACAAAAAATGCATATGTTCTTATAAATTTAAAAATCCTATCTGCTAATAAAAATCCATGAGCATATCCCCTTTCTTCATCTGTGCCTTTTACGGTAATATATATAAATCCTTCCGCCTCGGTGCGTTTTCCATTTTGAATATCAATAGATGCAGAAGAAGAAGGTGATGGTGCAATTGCGGCAGCATTTGATACTTGAGGAGAAATATTAGGTGGTCGAATGATTGATGGATCAGGTTTCTCATCCAATAAAGATACAGGCACTGAACCAGGAACTGAACTAGGAACTGAACCAGGAACTGAACCAATTGATGGTTTTAGTTCTTCTGGTAATATTTGTGGTAGTGGTTGTGGTTGCATTTCTATAGTTTTTAAGGGATCTTGCATTAAAAACAATTTATTATCTATATATATATAATTTATTATTCTTAATTATATTATTTTGTATAATATATTTTATTTTGATATTTTTAATAATACACATAAGTATTTAAAGATTTGACTTAAAATAGAATATATAAATAACTATCATGAGTAATTCTAATTCTAATTCTAATTCTAATTCTAGTAATCCCGATAATGTTCTTACAATCAAAACAGTTCAGATTGCACCGTTTCGAACTCTTATGACTGCGCTAAAGGATATTTTATTGGAGACAAATATAACATTTAAAAAAGATGGAATTCGTATTATTAATATGGATAAATCGCATACTATGTTGGCGCATTTGCATCTAGCTGCTGAAAATTTTGAACTATATGAATGTGAAAAGGATAAAATTATTATTGGAGTAAATATGTTTCATTTGTTTAAGCTTATTAATTCGATTGATAATGATGATACATTGACAATATATATTGAGCGAAAAGACTATAATGATGGTATCGTATCTCATTTGGGGCTTAAATTTGAAAATGGCGATATTAAACAATGCAAAACACAAAAGCTGCGTCTGATTGAACCTGATTCTGAAGAATTAGAGGAGCCGAATGTTACATTTTCGTCAGTAATTAATCTTCCTTCTGCTGATTTTCAAAAAATTATTCGCGACTTATCGTATTTATCGGAGAAATTGGAGATTAAATCGGTGGGTAATGAACTTATTTTCAAGTGTTCTGGACAATTTGCTACTGCGGAGGTGCGTCGTGTAGAGTCTGATGATAGTATGAAATTTATTCAAAAACAGTCATCAAATAGAGTAATTCAAGGCGAATTTTCGCTAAAAAATCTGAGTTATTTTATTAAATGCACCAATCTTTGTAGCCAAATTGAGATGTATCTTGAAAATGATCTGCCTTTAGTTATTAAATATTATGTTGCAAGTTTGGGAGAAGTTAAGCTTGCTCTTTCTCCTTTGCCTTCTTCGTGAGCAACATATATTTAGTTTTGCTATTATATCAATATTGTAAAGTATTGATATAATATTGTGAAGTATTGATATAATATTGTGAAATGATAATATGATAAGCTATCAATACTCGGGCATATGTTCTTTAAACAAACAACCATGAGACGAGATTCCGTGTAATTCTTTAATTACACTCGAATCCCTAAATTGACAACTTGATAACCATACTTTTACAATACAGAAATTCTTTTTTGGAGAAATAGTAATACCGTTAATAAGTGGAAGTATAGCTCGATTATCGGCCATAGATTCACCCACCAATACATATGTAAGTTCCTTCCATGCTTGTGAAACATCTTTATTGCTTATTTTATATGAAAAACATCCGCCTTTTCGATTCCGTTCATCTTCCCATGTTGGTGATATCCCTTGGCGCATTATAAATAACATACAATTTGTTACCAATTTCGCAGGAAGCACGTTTGTGATTGAAATAGCCTCTTCTACTGTAGTAAATGAACATATTTTAATATAACTTTTAATACTCCAGTCAGTATCATGCGGAAGATGTGCCCATAATATCCATGTATCAGATAATTTATGTAAATTATTGGATTCACGGGATTGTTCGTCTAATGTATTCGTGTTGTTATTCATTTGCAATACAGTAGGAGAAGTATGAGTTTCACTATCAACCATTGTGATATATTATAAACATATATTTCTATATTAGTTTATAATATACTTATTTTATTATTGTTAATGTTAATATTATAATAAATATTATTCTATTGAAATTATTATTGTATTTATTATTGTATTTATTATTGTATATATTATTTATTGTAGTTATATTCAACAAATTCAATATCCGCATCATTAATAATTTCAAATGGTTGAATACTGATTGTGGGGTTGTGTCCAGTGTCGTTGTCGGTATCAGTAGATGACGCAGCATCATCTGTAGTCTTATACGTTTCATCATCGATTATTTTAAAAACATTTTTGGTAATTAAAATTTTCTTACCTTGTTCAAGAGAATACATTTCAATGAAATTATCGATACATGATAGAGTATAACTATTTCCTAAAATAATACTATAGCGTTTAAATAAATACATTTTAAGAAATGAATAGTCCAAAATTGTATTATCTTCGATATAATAATTTATAGGATTTGATAAATTAATAATATAATCCTTGCCATCGGTTTTAAGGTGTATTCCGATAAATCTTCGCTTTGATACTAAATCCTTTAATTGGTCATATGTATATTTTTGTTTCATATCGGATTTACGAAATGTTTCATATTTTAAACAAAACCCGAAGGTAATATTTACTGACTCATCCTCAAAATACATTGTTCTAAGAACAAAATCATATTCGGATGGTTCTAATATAATATTATCGCCATTGAATCCATCCTCTTCTGTGCTTTGTTTATCTTCTGTATCATCCACTTCTTCTTCTTCTTCTTCTTCTTCTTGGTCGCATTTTTCATTCGTTATATCTGGTTCATGAATATCAACAGTCTCGTTTGTAAGGTCTGCATCAATTGGTGTTTCAAGTTCAGATAATGGTTGTGGTTGTGTTTGTGTTTGTTGTGCCTCGGACTCAGAACCAGACCCAGACCCAGACCCAGACTCAACGTTGTCATCTTCCTCCTCATCATCGTCATCCTCACAAATAAACTTAATAGGATTATATTTAATAAAATCAGCCATTGTTTTAAATCTATGTATAACATTTCCATCTTTAACAATCTCTATTTCATATAATCCGTCATCTATATTTAAAATGTTCATTATAGGTCTACGAATATGTTTTCTATATGGTCTATAAATATATTTACTATATACGTCACATCCTGTAATCATAATTCTTGCAAAACTATATGCTAAAAACATAGACATGTCAAATACAAATCCGGGGTTGAAAAAAGTATAACACATTAATCCTAATGTAAATGTGCTAAAATAACTAAAAACTGAAATGTCCATTCGCTCATTGTTTGGGGTTAGGGTTGTGGTTAGGGTTGGGGGTAGATATTTGTATGTATGATTATTCATTTTCGTAAAGCTTATTTGTAACTGTAATCTATATTATATATATATGTTTAAATCTTTTACATAAATATATTATTTATATGAATACTTTTAATATAAATAATATTTTGTAATTGTTATTATGATAAATTAAAATTAAACACCTGCTGCGATTTTCAAAGCATCTGCATCGGTTTTTGCTTTATCAGCATTAGTTTTTGCTTTTTCGGCTGCTACTTTTGCCGCCTTTATTAAATCGAATGTTTTTGCGCTATTAATTAATAATAAAGCTTCATCTGCTTCACTATTTGCAGCATTTGCAGCCGTTTCTATCGTGGCTGCAGTAGCTTTTTGCGCAGTAAGAGTGGCTATAGCAGCATTAGTAGTATCAATGACAGGTTGTAATGCTCCCGCTGGTATCGTTGGTGCTGCTTTATCTTTTACTGCTTTAGTTATGACTAATACATCTTTAGTTGTTTGAACTACGCCTATAATTATTTTCCCTGTTTCAGATATTAATTTTGCTACATATGTGGACTTTCTGTCGAAACTAGTATGACCACTATGCTTGTGATCGGTATGCTTGTAACCACTATGGGAATGTGATTTAGACTTGTAATAATCGTGGTCATGGTTGTGTCCATCACCCTTATTTGTTCTTACGCTTCCTCCATATAGAGAATATTCGTGTGAACTCCTACTACGTGGATATATATAATGTCCATCTTTATTATTCCACGGTGTTGGTTCATGAACTCTTAATACATTTGCAAGTCTCATACGTGGACAACTTCTTCCGGATGGATCTTGTTTTGTAGTAACACCATCATCACAGCACCCAAACTGCGTTTCCCAACATTTTTTTTCTGAAGGTTGTATTTTCGACGGATTAATACCAAATACGAAGAATAGAATAGTAGTAACATACGTCATCAAAATAAATGGAATGAAAACAATAAACCATGAAATAATCGTCATACCACTATTACATATAGCATTAAGAACAATCGTGAAAACAATCATGACAATAAATTTAAAAAATGCTTGTATAGTATCACCGCGATACATATCGATAACTATTTGAATAATTGAAAATGCTAAATATAAAAGTGCTGGTGCGCATACATTTTCTAAAACCATTATTTTCTATTTTTACTTTATTGTATATTATATTATATTATAAAAATATAACATAATAATGGGTTTTAAAACTAACTAAAATTATAAAATATAAACTATAAATTATAAACTATAAACTTTTTATTTAAAAATCGAATTTACATTTTGTTTTGTCATATGTTCCTTTATTCTTTCCTTCATATATCGTTGCATTTTTATCTTTGAATTTACCAACTTGATCACCCACTTCCTCGTTAATATATGAATAAATGTTTCCATCTTCGTCGTCATTAGATACATACATTACACCATTAATTTCTACCTCATATAATTCTTCTTCCTCTTCCGACTCAGTTTCCACATCTTTTTTTTTCTCATCCTGATCCTGATCCTGATCCCCTTTAATTACATTCTCTTCCGATTCTGATTCAGTTTCTACATCGTTTACATTCTCGTCTATATGTTGTTCTTTATTAATTTCATTTTTTGTAATAAATGTTGGAAATGTCGGTAATTTAATATGTGCTTCTTCTTCCTCTTCTTCCGCTTCTTCCTCCTCTTCTTCCGCTTCTTCTTGCTCTTGCGCTTCTTCTTCTTCTTCTTCTTGCTCTTGCGCTTCTTCTTCTTCTTCCTCTGATTCCTCCTCTGCTTCTTCGACTACTACATTATTTACAACAATTTCATCTTTAATAGATTCTACTACTTCATCTGCATTTTCATCTTCCTCTTCTGTATCTTCCTCTTCTGTATCTTCCTCTTCTGTATCTTCATCTTCGGATTCTTCTGTATCTTCGGATTCTTCTGCTACACTATCTTCAGTTGATTCTTTTAAAATTACATTTTTGACATGTTGTCCCATAAAAATTTGGTTAATAATATCGACATTATCTGATATACCAGTATTGCAATTGCATACGCAGTTACATTTTTTCTCTTTTATTTCGAGATTAATTGGATCTAATTCCAAAACATTATTTTTTTGTTGATACTTAGTCAATTCTTCTTTAAGATAACTGTTTTCACGTTTAAGAAAAATTACTTCTAGTTCTTCATTAGATTCAGTATTAGATTCAGTATTAGATTTAGAATCATGATAGGTGTCGGCATTACGATTGTGATCGATAACCATACTAGTAATCGTTTTATGTAATGCTGCATTACATATTCTTAAATTTTTTACAACACTTAAATTTAATACTTCGTCATGTGTTTGTTTGTATGTTTCAAAATCATAAAAAAAAGAAGATAGTTTATGTTCTAGTCCTGATTTTATACAGTGTTCAACATCTTTTAATATAGGATAAATATCTATTTTTGTATTTTTGAATTCTATATTTTGTTCATGTGTTTCTTTGCAGTCTTCTTCTTGTTGTTGATTATATATTTTCTCTTTTTTAATTGTATACATTGTATTTTGAATGTTTAGGAAAAGATAGTTGATGGATATATATAAATAATGGTATTCGTTTAATATGATTTAAAAAATATTTAATAAATATATAATAATAACATAGTAATCATGGAAACTACTATAAATGAAAATGATAATAATACTGATTCAAATATCATTGTAAATAGTAATGAACATGTAAATGAACATGTAAATGAACATGTTAATGAAAATTCAAAATTATTTATGGAAAACATAGATAATCTTAATAACAAAACACAACAAGATTTAATAAATGAATATTATCAAAAATTACAAAAACATAAATATGAAAGATTTATTGAAATTACTATGAACCAAACAACATATACAAGAGATGAAGCAATTGCCAGTTTAGAAAAACACAAAGGTGATATAACTCTTGTAATAAAAGAGTTTCTTGGAGTTGTTGATAAAAAGGTGGAACGCGAAAAAGAACAAAATTCAAAATCATTACATCAAAAAAGATACGGCGTTATAAGAGAATATATGGATAATGCTTCAAATAATTATATGAAAAAACAAGAGCAAGTAAAACAATATAATGAATTTATTGAAAAACAACAAAAAGCAAAGGAAGCACAACTGTCGGATACTAAACAATAATTTACTAATAAATATATAAATTATGATTGTAAAATGATCATAATTTATAATATGTAATATGTATTAAAAATGTTATTTCCCCCCATATGTAACACCAATACCAAATGCATTGTTTATAATATTACTTTTAAGGGGTTTATTTTTTCTAATATTCACTGTATTATTTGGAATTATTTTATTATTAAGCAGAAAGTCATTATTATCTTCATATAGTTCAGGTAAAATATGCGTAAGTGGTTTATTTACTACATAAATCATTTGCTCGCTTTGAAATAATTTTCTATATTCTTGAATTGTTAAATTTCCATAAAATTTATTTAAAAGATAAAAAGGGTTAGGGGCAATTTTTATACTTTTCTCGTATTTATATATTTTCCCATAAAGTAAATTTAACAAATGATATCTCTCGAATTTGGTTGATGTATCAACATTCTCATTCATAAGAAATGCAGCCGCACACTCAGGTGAACAAAAACAACCATATACATTATAAACATCTTTTGTCAATGTTTTTGGTATATATATTGCTGGAGAATCGAACTCACATGTGCACCAAAAACATGCAGACCTTTGTGTTCCGCCAATATTCTTACATATATCACTTTTATGAAAACTTATTTTAAGTTGGTTAATCTTTCTCCATATATCTTTTTCACCTTTATTTAATTTCGCAATATTATCGCCGTCTTCACAATCATCACAATCGTCGTAATCTGTCCGATTATTATAATCATTACTATAAGAATTAATATCGGGAGAATATACGTTATCGAAAAAAATGGGAGTATTGTTTGAATAAATGGAATTTTTACTCATGTTGTTATCACTAGTGATATTGCTATTGCTACTGCTACTGCAACTGTTTTTATTTGTGATATTTTGTGTATCTATACTACTAGAACCCATATTATCATATACTTTAAATAAATGTGATGAATTATCTTTAGAAATAGGAATAGGAATAGGAATAGAAATAGAGTTGAGGGTATTGTTGAGCGTAGGGTTAGATGAGGTATTATTCGCTAATGAATTTTTTACATAAATTTCGCTACCTTTTAACTGAGACGAATTATAACTTTGAATTTCATTTTGTTCAACATTATAATTATCAGTTGAGTCTGTATTTATATTTTTAATATCACGTATAGAACATTTTAAATGTAAAATAATATTGGGTAATTCATTATTGTTATTATTTTCTTCCAATTTTTGATTAATAATTTTTCCGCCTTTTGGTTTTCTACCCCTCTTTTTTATTACCTTTTCTTCTGGAGGTGTTGATGGATGATCTAATATTATATTTTCATCTATATTATTTTCAATCTTTTTAGATTTACATACTCTTCGTTTCCTCGTTTTAACGACTACATTCAAGCCGTCGCCATCGCCGTCGCCATCGCCGTCGCCATCGCCATCACCGGCAATATTATTAACATCTGTTTTTTTATCTATTTTAATATTCGCTGCCGCATTTGCAATCAACATATCTTTTTTAGACCTTCGTTTTCTTATTTTTTTTTCAACAATAGGAGTAGAACTTATATTATCATTTGATTGATTTGCATTATCAACTTCTATTTTTACATTCTTCTTCCTTCCTCTTTTTTTCTTTTCAATAATGACAGAAGGATTTTGAATCTCAGTGGAAATCTCAGTGGAAATCTCATTTGATATAAGTGTATTGGTGTATAATTCATCCTCTTTTGTTACGTTTGTATTCACGTTTGTATTCATAATGAACAATCTATAAAGTAATTAAAAAGACGAATTTAAATCCTTTTAATATATATTTACGCCTTTTACTATTCTATTATACAATACAATACAATACAATAGGTATCATAAATTATTATACATTTTCATTATGTTTATCATCTTTATTAGCTGAAAGTATGTTAAAACATGTCCGGCAAACAGGTTTATAATTTTCTACACCGATTACTACTTGATTCGTTTCATTCGTAATTCTATAACTGAACAATCCAGCTTTCCCATTACGACACTCGCTACAAAGCGACTTAAGTTTAGAAACATTATCGCAATACGGTATTAAATCAAGTAAAGACCCAATTTTATTTTTCTTAAAATCACCATCTAATCCGCAAATATAAACTCGCTTGTGTAATTTTTCAACAAGTGAGATAACATGAGTGATATCGGCAAAGAACTGCCCCTCATTTATCAGAATAACTTCGGATTCGTCTACTTTTTCCGTATTTTTTGTCATAATTTCTAAAATGGATGTTCCTTTAATACATGGAATCATTATTTTATCATGTGTCGACATAAACGATGCATCACAATATCGATTATCTGCTTCATAATTTATTACCATAACCGGGATATTACAATATATGCATTGATCATATATTTTTTTTAATGTTGATGTTTTTCCGGAGAACATTGGGCCTAGAATTAATTCTAAATATCCTTCGCTTTCTTTGTTATTTTTCTCTATATAATTAGATTTGGTATCTTTTTGCGACAATGATGACTGCGATGATGGTAATGGTGACGAACTCATTTGTAAATTTCGTGCTTTTTTCTGTGGTATAAATGAATGTATGTTTAATATTTCTGTATTGTTCATTATATAATATATAGTTTCAATTATATTTATAACAAAAAACTTATTAAAAATAAAAATAAAACAAATATAATAATAACTATAACAACTATAATAACTATATTATCTATATTAACTATAACAATATTACAAACATGTTATTAGATAATAAGTCTAAAATTTATAAAAAAAATGATTCAACAAATAACAATATACCAATATATTATTTTTATAAAAGTAAAAATGCGTTGGTTAATGACTGTGATAAACACGACAAGCACAATGACTGCGATAAACACGATGAACTGGATGATGAGAATGAGGACGAAGATGATGAATATGCGGGTGAAAAAAATATAATAGTAAATTCAAATATAAATATTATTAAGTCATCATCGTCGTCGTCGTCTTCTGATAATATATCAAATAGAATGGTAATAGTATCCTCATCGATTGAAAATAAAATGGGCATAAATAATAGTGATTTTTTTAAAAATTCTACACCATGGGTAGAAAAATACCGCCCCACGTGTTTTGAAGACATTGTATTAGACCCAATAAATAAAACATTATTAAAAAATGTTATAGATAATAATTACTTCCCTAATTTATTATTTTACGGCCCACCAGGAACAGGTAAAACGACAACTATAATTAATTTAGTAAATTTATATCAAGAAAAGATGAATCTTAAAAACAAGGGGCTAATGATTCATTTAAATGCATCAGATGAGCGTGGAATCGATATTATACGAAACCAAATAAATAGTTTTGTAAATTCAAAATCTTTATTCGGAGATGGTATGAAATTTGTAATTCTGGACGAAGTTGATTATATGACAAAAACCGCACAAATTGCACTTAGATATTTATTAAATAATTACAATAATAGTTTTAATGTAAGATTTTGTCTTATTTGCAATTATATTAGTCGTATCGATGAATCACTTCAAACAGAATTCGTAAGAATGCGATTTAATCAACTACCCGAAACTGATATATTAACATTTTTACAAAAAATAAATAAAAACGAAAATCTTAAAATAAAAGATGATACGCTAATTTCAATTCAAACACATTTTATGTCCGATATAAGAAGTATGATTAATTATATGCAATCAAATCAAGATATTATTCATGATTGTAAAATAATAAAAAATGATTTGTGGATAAAGTTAACCAAATGTTTGACAAAAAAAACGAAAATAGATATTATATTAAAAAAAATTAATAATATTAGTAGAGAATACAATATAGAACCAAAAAATATAATAAAAAATTACTTGAATTATATTATCAGAAATTATTCAATAACACCGCAATTTCTTTATAATATAGAGAATATAATGCATGTCCAAGATTGTAAAACAGAACATATTTTAAAATATATTATTTATAAGTTGAAGATTTTTTTTAATCCTGATACATAAAATATTATTTTCTTTAATTTCTTTATATTGATTTATTAATATATATAATTGAAATAACTTAAAGAAAATAATAGAAATAAATAGAGACGTGCTTATTGTAAAACTTGAAAATGTCGTGTATAGATGATGAGTGGACAAGTTTCTTAACACAAGGGGCTATTATTTTATCAAATGAAAAAAATAGTGCGAAAAATAATGTTACTCATTCTTATCAGCAGAATATGGATTCTACGATGACTTCTTATACGGCTATTGTTGACACTAAAGTGTCGTCTAATGTAGTTTTAAAACCGTTACCGGCGACAGCGACGGCGATGACAGCATCATCTACTACCCCCAAATATAATAGTAAAGAATTAAAACCATCGAAACAATCTATTAATATATCATCATTGAAACCCAATAAACAACAAAATGGTAACACAATGAAACGTAAAAAATCTGATAGTGGTTGTAAAGGTGATGATACAGATGATGCATTGGAAGATTTGTTGGAATACGAATTGGAAGATGTGTTGGAAGATGTGTTGGAAGACGGTTTGGGTGGTGTATTGGACGACGCGGTATTAATTGAACCATCTGAGAACAGACAACCTGTATGTAGTAATATTTATATATCTACCAAAACGAAAATATCATATTTAAATACACCAATTGATATAAAAAAAGTATTTTGGAGTATACCAATATCACCTTATTCCACACCAAATGAGTGTATTATCAAAAAACAAATTAAAGTATCTACTACGGACCCAAAAGAATTAGAGGAAATAAAAGAATTATTAAAAAATGAGAAATATTATCAAGAACAGGAAATAGAGCATATTGATAACCCAGAAGGACGAATTAAATTCAAAGTCCAGCTTAAAATTAATGTTGGATTATGTAAAAAAGATATTTTAAATTATCGGTGTAAATTAAAGCGTGCATTTTTCAACTGCTTTGTTCTCATTATGCGAATCAAAGATCAATCTGGAGATGGTTTCAAAGAAATGCATATAAAAGTATTTAATACAGGAAAATTGGAAATTCCTGGTATTCAGACCGATGAATCGCTTACTCATGTATTAGAACTACTTATATTAATATTAAAACCAATCGTAGGACCACATATTAATTTTATCCCAGACAAATGCGAAACAGTGCTTATCAATTCTAATTTTAATTGCGGTTACTTTATTAATCGTGATAAACTATATAATATTCTAAAATATAAGTATCGCATCAATAGTAATTATGATGCATGCTCTTATCCTGGTATTCAGAGCAAATTTTACTATATACCTGGAAATGATATACAAACAGGACAACAAACTCCCATGTGTGAAAATCAGACAGCTTACGAAATATCATTTATGATTTTCCGAACAGGAAGTGTTCTTATTGTAGGGCGATGCGACGAACCCGTATTATATTGTATATATGACTTTCTTAAAAAATTGTTAGAAACTGAATATCCGGAAATTGGAAATCAATTGAATATTATTCAACCTAAAAAACATAACGTAAAACTACGTCGCAAAATTATTAACGTTATTGAAGATATTTAGGCTTATACATTTTATAGTTAATATTGAAATTATAATATTTTTATTTATTTTAGTTATTATTTTAGTTATTAATTTAGTTATTTAACATAGTTTTTATTTAATATATGTTTTTTATTTAATAAGTATTTAAAGATTATTAAATTTGTTAATTATATAATATGAGTTCATCGAATCAAATTCCGCAATCCGCCAACCAAGCTTCTTCTTCCTCCTCCTCCTCCTCCTCCTCCTCCTCTTCCGGTGGTGCAAAATCCGGCGAGTCAGCTTACCGTCTTCCATCTAATGTTTGTTTGCAACATAGCTGTAAGTTGGCCATTGTTCAAGATAAACCCATCATGATGGATTACTGGACTGCATCTCTTGATAAGTCTATTATCATTGGTGTTCGCGAATCAGGGGAAAAACTTTTGGTAAAAAGTGAAGATGAGTATACAAGTCCGATTGCAAACATTTACAAGGTAGAGACTGAGTATATTATTGTAACCGAGAATTCAATCTACCTTATTTCCAACGAAACCCCATCAAAGAAGATTAGTTGAGATTGGATTAGTTGAGATTAGATGAGTTTAGTTTGTAATTTATTTGTTTCATAAATATTATATATTTAATCTGAAAAAGAAATTGAACCTTTTTTGTTATATAATCTAATATATAACAAAAAATTAACAACTATGTATTCATATAAAAAAACAAAAGAGAATACTGCTTCTCCTATTCATGAAAAATATGCTAATTATAATGCTTGTTCTCTTGCTAGTGATTCATCATCGTCATCATCGCCATTATCATCGGATTCTGATTCCTCGGCTACACCCACACCTGCACCCAATGTGTATCGACAACGACACATAAGTAATAAGGATCAACGTTTCGCAAGCATTGCATTGGACGAAGCGTCAAAGTCAACACTTCTTATGCAACATGGATGTATTGCCGTTTTGAATGGTAAAGTCTTAGCAAAAGGTTGCAATAATATACGCTCTCATTCTAAGGACGGATTGCTCCACTTTCGCAAATGTTGTAGCGCACACGCAGAAATATCGGTTCTACATAAATTATGTATCATGGAACTTTCTCCAAAAATTGTCCAGAAATTGGTTCTTTATATTGTTCGGATTTCGCGAAGTGGTGAGATGGCTGAATCGGCGCCATGTTTTCATTGCACTCTTCGTATGAAAAAATTAAATATAAAGGCTATTGTTTTCAGCAATAGCGATGGTGAACTTGAAAAAAGGCGCATTAATGAGTATGATACCGACAAACTTACATATGGAGCAAAACGCGTTATTGATCCGTCGTTCTATATACGATAAAAACGCAGTAAATGAAGAAAATATGTTATTATATTTTTTATTTTTTATTTTTTTTAGGGGATGCATATCCAATAACAGCACATGCTATTCTTTTCCCTGCATGTCCTGTTGTCAAACTATCTGGTTGTCCCCCCTGCCCACAATCGTCCTCGTCGGCGTGAATAATTAACCCGCGGCCTATTATATTTGACTTTGTTCCACGCAAACTAATAACATCATCATAAAAAGTATATTTTGCTTCACATTTTACATTTGATTTTAAATTACCGAGATCGCCCACATGTCGCTCTTTCATTCCAGGACATCCGTGCGTTTTATTATACGGATTAAAATGTGCACACATACTATCACATGAATCGCTCATATCGCCATACTCATGAACATGAAACCCGTGAAGTCCTGATGTTTTAAGTCCTGTCAATTCTACATCTATACGAACACGCGATTTTGACGGCTCTTCTGTGAATCTTACTGTGCCTTTTACTTTCTTGTCATTAAACACAGCAATCGCTTGAATAGGAGAATTAACCTTTTTTTGTTTTGTTATTGATGATGACGTTGACGTTGATGTTGATGTTGATGTTGCCATTTATTTATTTATTTTGTTATACTATATAATACTATATAACGTTACTTTTATAGTATTTTTATAATAATATATATAAATATTATACATATTATTATCGATTATATTATCGATTATATTATCGATTAAGGACTCATCGTAAATCTTAATCAACTTCTTCAATATTTGGACCGGATGTTGGCTTTGGTTGGTTTTGATTTTGAAAATCAGGCATTCCACTAGCAGCACCCCCCGCACCTGCATATAGTTTTGAAATAATCGGAGCAACCATACTTTCTAGTTTCTTCTGCTGTTCCTCATATTCAGATGCCTCGATATCTCCTTGCGCAACAGACTCCATCCATTCAATTGATGCATTGCACGCTTTCTCAATCGCATCACGATCATCCTGAGATAGCTTTTCTTTCATTGACTCCTCAGATGTAGAATTTTTCACCGAATAAACATAATTTTCAAACCCATTTCGCGCATCAATCTTCTTTTTATGTTTGGCATCTTCTTCCTTAAATTTCTCGGCTTCAGATACCATGCGTTCAATATCATCCTTTGATAATCTCCCCTTATCATTCGTAATTGTGATTTTATTCGATTTACCACCCGCTTTATCAACAGCGTTTACGTTTAGTACACCATTGGCATCCAAATCAAACGTCACCTCTATTTGCGGCGTTCCTCTAGGTGCAGGAGGAATACCATCAAGTTGAAACTTACCCAGAATGTTGTTATCTTTTGTCATTTGACGCTCACCTTCAAATACCTGAATTAATACACCCGGTTGATTATCCGCATACGTCGAAAACGTCTGCCCCTTTTTGCACGGAATCGTCGAATTTCGCTCAATCAGTTTTGTCATAACACCACCAGCAGTCTCAATGCCTAGTGAAAGCGGTGTAACATCCAACAACAAAATATCTTGCGTGATCTTAGACTGACTACCCGACAAAATCGCCGCTTGAACCGCTGCACCATACGCAACTGCTTCATCGGGATTGATTGAACGATTCAGCTCTTTTCCATTGAAAAACTCCGTTAGCAAACTACACACTTTCGGAATTCTCGTCGATCCACCAACAAGCACAATCTCATCAATATTGCTCTTCGACATCTTCGAATCTCTAAGAACACGCTCAACAGGATCAATCGTAGAACGAAATAAATCCATGCACAACTCTTCGAACTTCGCTCTCGTAATCTTCGTCATAAAATCAGTTCCCTCAAATAATGAATCAACCTCGATTGTTGTTTCCGCGGAAGCCGACAAAGTTCGCTTAGCACGTTCACATGCTGTTCGAAGTCGCCTGAGTGCACGATTATTTCCAGTCGGATCCTTCTTTGTCTTGCGTTTGAATTCTTGCACACACCAATTCACCAACCTATTATCAAAATCCTCGCCACCCAAATGCGTATCTCCCGCCGTCGCCTTTACTTCGAAAATACCATCATCGATTGCTAGCAGCGACACATCGAACGTCCCGCCACCCAAATCAAAAATTAAAATATGACTTTCTCTCTTTCCTTTTTTATCAAGACCATATGCAATCGCCGCAGCAGTTGGCTCATTAATAATTCGCAATACATTAAGTCCAGCAATTGCGCCGGCATCTTTTGTCGCCTGGCGCTGTCCATCATTAAAATATGCAGGAACCGTAATTACAGCAGATGTTACAGCCGCACCCAAATAACTCTCCGCGATTTCTTTCATTTTAACCAAAACCATCGCAGAAATTTCCTCCGGGGAAAATGTCTTTTGCTCTCCTTTGAATTCGACTTGGATAAGCGGCTTTCCATCATCTTTGGAAACTACCTTGAAAGACCAATGCTTCATATCATTCTGAATATGCGTGTCATCGATTTTTCTACCAATAAGACGCTTCGCGTCAAAAATTGTATTCTCGGGATTCATTGAAACCTGGCTTTTAGCTGCATCTCCAATAAGACGCTCGCTATCTGTAAATGCAACATATGATGGTGTTGTTCGATTTCCTTGATCATTCGCAATAATTTCTACACGCTCGTTCTGCCAGACTCCAACACATGAATATGTTGTTCCCAAATCAATTCCAATCGCAATCGCTTTTGACATTATACTATGCTGCTGCTGTATAGGTGTGTGTATGTATTTTATAATGTGAATTATCTCTATATTATTTTCAATAATATATTACTTTCAATAAATATATTACTTTCAATAATATATTATTTATCTTGAAATTATTATATATAAATAATATATACCGCGTATATATCCACAAATACCCACGTATAATGGCTTCAAATATAGTAAACCCTCTACCTACCCGTTATGAACATCATTATCTTCCCAATAATAGCGGAGTGGAGTCTTATTTACCTATTTATTCTCGGCGCATCCGCTCCCCTGAACAACCTATCCCTCTCCCTCCCCCTGGACAAAGAAATAGAATAATGGAATATGATACTGAACAAATAAATCAAAGTATTAACGAATTTAGAAGAAGGGGGTATATACCCCTACCCGAACTTACTTTAGACTGGGTAGACTTTATAACACGACATCTATATGGAAGATCTAATAACTTTGTTCGAGCATTTATGAAACGTTATATTATAACAGACCCTCTCATTAGTAGAAGCCAAGAGCAGCGTTTGCGACAATATTTATTAGATATAATTAGAAGAGTTGCCACAAGAGAAAGCCTCGATGAAGCAATACAATTTCTTAGAGACATGTGGGAAACTCATATATCACTAGACCCGAGTGACCCCGATACATACGAATTACTCGTATTATTTCTAGACACTGAAGCACTGCATAGAATGGTTGAAAATTCGGTAGAATATAATCAACGTGGTAGTGTAAAAAAATCGCCTAGGCTGCGGCGGCGGCGTATGTCTTCGCGTAGTGCAAGAGGTGTTGGTATTAGAAGTATACGAAGAAGACGTCAAAGGAGTGTAAGTCCTCCTATTTATGATGGTGGAAGACGTAGGCGAACAATACGTAGAAAAAAATAATTCATAATTTTCTACCGCTCACTTTATTTTTACTTTAGATACTTACATGCGATATCCGTCACGGTATTGAGGTAAACCGATTTTGGCAAGTAGTTGAAGCTGGCGCATCGTCATGGCTATTGATGAACCAGAGTGCCCGACTTGCATATTTCGCTGGACAGATTCGACAACCAAATCTCCATGACTAAACATGAATCCTTGTCCACGGGGTGGTTCATATGTCGACAGGTAAGTCCATACATTGATTTCTTTTGCTCTTATTTTGGGGTCTTGTTGTGCTAGAACGACGGCATTCATAACATCGCGAAGCATATCGACAGCCCAATCGTCGCCTAAAAACGACAGATCAATTGCAGCGACTTCTTCGGCAGTCTGGGGAAACTTGGACGATTCTTCTTCGACTTCGGCTCGAGGGGTAGGAGGGATCTCGGCGTCAATATCTTCAGCAGCGATGATAGCGGCAGTAATAAGAGTTTCGATGGACATTTCTGGGTTGTTTGATTGACTTTGTGTTTGTTTGGAATACTTTTCTATATTCTATTTATTGGTTTTTATTTATTTCAATTTTCTAATACGGGAAATGAAATGAATATATTAAATACACCTAAAGCGTTTATTCTATTGTTATGTATCGCGCAACAATGCAAGTAACAGAAGATTATAAAATAAATAGTAAAAAATATAAAACTATAGGTGAATTATTAAAGGCGCCACCTAGAAGTATTAAATGTGTATGTTCTAAATTAGAAGATAAAGCAGCAAAAGAGTATATAGTAAAATTATTACTACCTGAAATTAAAATGAGCGGTAACTTGACAAATCGTATTAAAAGTTTAAATTCATCTTGTATATCTGAATATATTTTATCCAATGTTTTTAATATTACATCATATAAACCATTTCAAATAACTAATATTATTGACAAAAATATTGCTAATGATATTATCAGACCTATATATGATATTAATCCTTCGATGTGTGGAACATTTTTTGATTATATTGTTCGTAGAATAATCGCAGAAATTAAACAAGAAAAATTCGAGGATGAACGTATGAAAAATATAATAAGACATTATAACAATGATGATAATATATTAAAACATTATAACAACGACGATAATAACAATGAGTATATTTTTAAAGAAATAAATTTTTTACAGTATGACATATCTAAAAAAATGTGGTGGTTTCGCACTAATGATATTACATATGGACGTATACGTAAATATAAAGAACCTATAAGAGATGAATCAACAAAGTTTACTTGTTGGATATCTGGATCTTATGTGGATAGTTGTCTGTTTTTTGGTGATGTATTTCAATGTATATTGAAAACTGATAGTTATATGAAAATTATACATAATGCCGAAATTTGTTATATATTTAATCTAGAATATATGGAAGAATTAGATTATTATCCAGCACATACTTGTAAATATGCAATGCGTGATCCAACAGGTGCTATAAGTCTTACTGGACATTATAATTGTAACTATCCTGTATGTAGAGTCGAATCATATAAAAAAATAAAAGATACTATAAATTATAAAACCAAAGATATTATTCCAGAAATTTTTATTAGTTCAATTTGTCATAGCGAATCATTTCTGCCATGTACATCATGTATAAATATGAAAACAGTCGGTAAAATGTATTCAATTATTTCTAGTGAATTATTTTTAGAAAATCTTACACAACACATAATAAATCCATTAATAAAATATTTTACAAATTATATTTCGGATAAATCGGTATTATTAAATCCCATGTTAGGTGGTAAATATGAATATTCTATCCCAGCCGATTGCGATATTGTAATAGGTGATGCATTAATAGATATTAAATGCACTATTGGTGATAATAGTTCTTATGAAATTATGCAGTTACTTGGATATTCGGCTTTATTACAAAATAACCCGACTTATAATAAAAGAATAAATCAAATTTCGATATTAAATTTATTGGAAGGTAGTATTCTATTTTATGACACTTCTCATGTTAGTAATGAACAATATTTATCATTTTTGAAAATCCTTACACAAAGGTGATATGTTTATTATGGGAATTGAAATGGATATAAAATTGATTTCGAAAATATGAAATTACAGATATATAAAAGATGGCTTCCACTGCTTCCTCTACCTCCTCTAGTATTATTTTATCGAATGTTCTAGCAACTGAGAGCTGCGAATTACGAACAGCTATAGATGGCTATATGGATACAAAATTAAAAGAATTTCAGGAAATTATGAAGACGAAAGTTGAAAGTGTTATTACAGGTAGATTAGATAAATTCTATAATAAATCATTTGAAGACCACGAGAAAGTATTGTTTGATAAGGATGGATTACAACCTATAGATGGGTATCATGCTTATGTAGGTTGGGCAAAAGATAATTGGTTTCAGAGAAACGAAGCTGAAAAAGAGATTAAAATCAGATTTCCATTATATCCGATTTCTAAGGAAAATATGAAATGTTTTACAGTAGCATTCGAAAAATCTTATGCTAATCAAGGAAATCAAATCAGAGAATTATCTTTCTTCAAAACATTTATTATAGAACGAAAATCAAATCCGCCATCATGTGGTCAGAATAGACAATGGTCTTGTGAAATATATAAACATAATCTTTCATCAGACTGTTTGTTTGCTATTAAACATTTTCAAGTGGCAAATGAAGCCGTTGGCGAATCAATCAAACTATTAGAAGAACACCCAGAATATTTTAAAAAAAATTGTAGTGATTTTGAAGCGTTATGTCGTCGTGAATACGCTGAAATAGAAAAGACGAAAAAGCAGTTGAAATCATTAATGGACGAAAATATGTCAAAAAAAGATTACTATGCATCTCTTGATAAAAAACTTAAAGATTTCGAACAAGAGAAAAAACAATTAGAAGAAGAACGACAAAAAATAAAAGAAGAAAAGGAGAAAATGGTATTTATTAAAGAAAAGCTTGTTGAAATGAAGAAAGAAGTAGAATTAGAAAAACAAAAAATATCAGAGCAAAAAAGTAAAACAATTGATATTGATAAGTGTTTTGAAGATATTATATCATTTAATTTTATATCTGAAATGCCCAAAAATAAGGTAGGTCCAAAAGTAGCATATGATTAAAAATTTATTGGGGTGGGAGATAATACATTCTACTATTTTCGCTACTATCTCTCTGTTATTTTCTAGATCTGCGTGTTTTTTTACACGTCTTTTGTGTCGTCTCGTTCTTTTAGATGTCGGCATTTTTTATTGAGGCATATTTTTTTGGGGCATTTATTTTTATAACATATTTATAAATCTATATAAAGAAATGCCTATAAGTAACGTATAAAGAAGAAAATGTCATTTCAGGATAATTTAATTGAATTTTATGGTTCTCACAGACAAGAGCTTAAAGCTCCACTTGAAAAAATTATAAATATTATGTTAGATAAATGTAGATATATAAATGGTGAAAGTTTGGAAAGACATAATTGGGGAAATACACCCGTAAAATTAAAAAATATTCCAAAAGAGTTAGACTCGCTTACTTTCGAAAAGGAATTATTAGAAGCATTAGAATTAGATGATAATGAAAAATCAATTATTGAGTTATTGTGGGGGGATATTCAGTTGGGAAAAAGATTACAAGCTTGTATAATAATGTGGTTTTCTGTTCATATTTGCAAGAGACCCGTTTTATATATTTTTAGAAATTTAAGAATAGATCAAAAACAATTACAAGATGATATATGTGGTACAGAAAAATATAATATTAATATACAATATATTAAAAATGTATTTGAAGAATGTTTTAGTGAATTACTTAAATATTGGAAAGATTTTAAACTTTCAGAATTACAGGATATAAATAGTAATGGTGTTATTGATAAGTTAAGCAATAAAGATGCTCTTAATCCAACTGACATTTTATCTACTCTAATGAATCTGAACTCATTGGAAAAAATAAATAAAAAAATTTCTGAATATATTGGTAAAAATAATGAGCTACTTAACATAACTGTATTAGTAGATGAAAGTGATCTAATGGCTCCTTCTGCGTCAAATGATGGGAATAATAAAAATGATTTAAATGATACAACAGCGTGCGAAGAATTACTTTCAAAAATATATAAAAAGGTAAGATATGTTTTACATATTACAGGAACTGCGCACTCACTTCTATACAATACAACTACTCGTTTAAGCGACAATACAAATATTCAAATTAAAATATCAAAGGTTCATAAGATGAAAAGGGGATCAGATTATTATGGATTATTTAATAATAATATATATTTTAATACTTCTGTAGTTAGCCCTTGGTGGGAATGTAAGGATATTGAAAGTAACAAAAAAAGTTCAAGTTATGACATTATTAAAGATTATAATGAAAACATTAAAAAAATTATACATTACATTCTTTACATAAGACCTACTTTAAATAAAATTTCAAAAAAACAAAATCAAAAATATAATTCACTTCTAATAAGTGAAGAAAGAATAAAAGATAAACACTTTGAGTTAGCAGATACAATAATGAAAGATTTTTCTGATTTATTTGTTATTATATTTCACGGGAAATGTTTAAGGTTATATTTATCAAAAAAATATGAAAATGAGATAAAAAGATTGTCTCTATGGGACTCCAAACAGTCATCTACTAGTAATCGATTACACCAAAATGGAGGTGTTTATGGATCACCTACCTATACTCAAAAAAGTAGACAGTTGCCTAATGGTTATTGTTATTACGACATTGACACTAAATTTTTAAATATTAAACTTGTCTATAAATTGTTAAGAATTTTGTTTGAAAAAAGTGTTATACCTGTAAAATATAAAACTGTTATAACAATAACAGGAAAGTATGGTGAAAGAGGGTATTCTTTTACAAGTGATGACTATGATGATTTTTCAAAACATTTAACAGACCAGTATTTTGTTTCTCATGCTTCATTTAACTGCACCGATATTTCGCAAAGGATACGATTACAAGGAAAATATAATGATATAAAAAATATGAAACTTACGTTATGGACTACTCCTCAGTTAAAAGATATAATGAATAATTTTTATGTTCCTTTCATAAAAATAGTAGAATCTAAAATAATGGACTGTGAAAGTCATGACGAAATTATGTATTTACTAGAAAATATTATCGACAACGGGGAAATGCGGTTTGGGAAATATATGAAATATATAGACTCGCGTAATAAGACAAAAAATTTAAGTATTCAAAAACATTTTGATAAAAAAATGAATGGATATTCATTAATAAAGATTGATGATATGATAGAAGAAGAAATAGAAAAATGGTGTAAAGAAGAAAAATTACCTGAATATTTATGTATTAACGAAATTAAACAAGCAAATATTTCTATATTTGATGAAAAATATAAAATAAAACAATATTATTCTTCGGATTATAAAAGAGATGAAGGTATACCTGAGGACGAGGATGAGGAAAAAAAAAATATGTATTATAATCTAACATTTAAACAAGATCATTTAAATAAACCTTTTGGTAATAAATTAAATAGATATATAGAAGAACAGCGTATTTCGTCCTATATTTCTGCTGTAAATTCAAGAACTCAAGAAGTTTGTTCTAAGCCTATTAGAATACTCGATTATAATAATTCTAAAACGCATATTTTTAAATTTGATCGAAATAAGTATACTTTTCAAAAGTCACCGACATGTATATCTCCGCTCTACGCTGAACAAAATGAAAAACCGTCTTATTTCATTGATGGTGATAACGTAAAATATACTGTTATTAAAAACGAATATAGAAGACAAAATACTCATGGATATAGTAATGAAAATGATGATTACTTTATAGAAAATGACACACTTTTACCAGAAAAATATTATTGGAAAACACCTGATGGTTGGTTATACTTATATGACAAAAATAAACCTGATATTTATTCGATAAATATAATAGCACCATCACAAATTAAAAATACTTTAACACCTTATCTAGCGAATAGTGGTGTAACCTTATTTACTACCGAATGCTTTAAAAATACGGAAAAAACTAATTTGAGGATTGGTTTAAAAGATATATATGAAAAATACGAAAAATGGTGCAAAAAAACCCACAAAGATTGTCTAAAAACACAAAAACAATTCAAAGAAGAACTTGAAAAACTAAATTATAAAGAATCGGAAAGTAAAGGTGTAGATATTACCGGTAAGTCTGGTAAGAGAGGATATAATATAATGGTTGAACTATTAGATTGATTATTGAAACACGCTTAAATAGAATTTGTAAAAATATATAACATGAATATTAAATGAGTAATATTGATCTCAAACATATTATTATTACTGTATTTATTATACAAAATAAAAATAAATTAGTAGATATACTCAACTATATAAAAAAAAGATACAATAGTTATATAAAAGAAGACGAGATAGAGGAAGAGTTAATAAAATTAAAAAAAGATAATATTATTTTTAATGAAAATAATATTTACGAGTTAACGGAAAAGGGAAATAATAAATTAAAAGATTTAAAGTACTATTATTTTATAATCATTAAAAAATTTTTAAAAAATATAAAATTTTTAAAATTTTTACAAAATATAAAAGTTAAAGTTGAAAATAATAAAGTCGATAAAAAATATGAATTAAAAGAGGTAAGAAAAGAACAGTCAAAATTAAGAGAATACTTAATTAAAAATAAACAACATATATGCGTTTTATGTGGTAAAAAACTTCCACTTGAATTGTTGGAAACAGCACATTTAATACCTAGATGCACATTAGAAAATGATAATGAACTTAATGATGTAAACATTGTAGAATTTATGTGTCGTTATTGTCACAGATTATACGACGATGGATATTTATCGGTTCATAATAGTTTGTTGTATGTTTCACCTTATCTAGATAATTTTGATGATTTAACATATGTAAGACAAAAACGAATTATTTGTTATAATTTAAATAATGAAAAATATTTTAATTATCATTTTAACAATGTTTATAGTAAATTTGATATATCTCTTTGAATAATAATCTCCACACATTATATAAGCATAGTTCAACAATGACTGTTAGCAACCAAACTTACAATATCGCCCGTGGCCTTGTCCGTGCAAAATCTACCGCCGGTGGCGCTCACCGTCTTTTTTTTATAAATATAGCCAACGACAGCACTATTAACCGTTTTATTCCCGGTTCAGGTGTAGGCGGATTAAATCGCTCTGTTCGCCGCTACCAGTATCGTCAAGCTACTTCTTGCATGACTGCAACAGGCACTCAGCGCTCTGGGCAATGTGTCGCGTATTAGACTACAACTACAACTACAATCCTTATTATCACTTCAAAATATTGTATATCTTGAATTTATATAAACCATACATTATCAACGAAATAATCGAAGTATAACTCGTATAGTGACACCATATACTCCCTTTAGAATCCGTTCTCAATCCGTAAATAAACCCTAATAATGGTAGTATACAAATAGCAATAATTGCTTTATATGATATATCCCACAACGTAAATATAGGGAAGGAAATTAAAAATAACCACATGTAGTATTGTATTAAATTATCTGTTTCATATTTAGGTGTGAATTTCGTTAACCACCAATGAAGATGTCCCTCCGGTGTAACAGTTGTGCAATACTTTTCAGCATCTTTATAAAAATATACCAATAATAAAAACGTAACTACTACCGAATATGCTACAATAAATAATTTACGTTTATCATTACATGCTGACCACGGTTTTACGAAGAATGAACCAAGTAACGCACATAGCGGCTGTGAAAGTAATACCAAAGGAATAATTGTCAGTGTTATTAGTTTATTCATTGGCGTGCATGATTTACGTGGGTTTGTAAGCCATAATAATAACTCTGCAAATTGCATACCACACCAACCAACCATAATTAATCCAATCCATTTAAAATGTGGCACATTTGACCGAAGCATTACAATAATGGCGACTAAAGAATATAGTGTAGTTTTAGCACTCGACTCAATACTATAGCACATTGTGGGAAGTGTTCTATATTATGTTTATATTTATATTTTTTATTTTTTATTTTTTATATCAAGAAAATTGATATACAAAATAGTCATATATTTATAAACAAGCATAAAAGAATTATCCGAACAAAACTATTGTCTCCGTATTGCAACGCAAAAATGAGTATTACTAAACGCATCCAAAAGGAACTTAACGAACTTGTTAAAGATCCCCCCTCAAATTGTAGCGCCGGACCCCAATCCGACGATATTATGAAATGGCGTGCAACTATTACTGGCCCGGAAGGCACACCTTACCATGGAGGTATCTTCTTCCTCGATATCGAATTCCCGATCGACTACCCCTTCAAGCCTCCGCATGTGAAATTCATTACGCCGATTTTACACCCAAATGTCAGCGCATCAGGCGGTATCTGTATCGACATCCTCAAAGACAAATGGAGCCCCGCACTTACTATTTCCAAATTGCTTCTCAGTCTTTCATCGCTCATGCATGAACCCAATCCTGATGATCCTCTTGTCCCTGATTTGGCTCATCTTTATAAAACAAACCGTGCAGCATATATGGCTAAAGTAGCTGCACATACACGGCAACATGCCGGATAGATAGATGGGGTGTGTCGCAAACGATACATATGCACACACCGCCTATAATGTATTCCTCAATATTTTTATTTGTTCTTCGCTCAATTTATCGGGATATGTCACCCTAAATACTACATTTAAATTTCCGACTTCATTGCCACATTGTAATCCCAAACGCGGAATTGTTTTTATTAAACCGTCTCGTATTATATTTCCCGCGGAACTATTGAATGAGAATTTTTTCCCATTTACATGCTCTATATCAAATACAAATCCACACAATGCATCTTTTAATGTTATTTTTTTTTCTATTATAATATCTAGTCCTGTGCGTTTAAATAATGGGTGTTCTTCTACTAGAAATGTTACCTTCACATCGCCGCGCATACCATCCGATGTCTCATTGCCGCGATTGCTTAATATTATAACTTCTCCGTTTTCTGTCCCAATAGGAACTGAAATATATTCTATATGATTATCCAATTCATGGACACCTTCCTTATTTATATTCCAGCGCTCCATTTCTACCGGTATCGTCGCTCCTTGACATACGTGTTCTAATGTAATTGATGTATTTACACTTATAAGAGGAGGTTTCGGTTCTAATTTCTTATGAAATCTTGGTGTTTTATGCATCTCTTGATACTGGATATGTGAGTCATGGTTTGCATGATTTGCATGATTTGCATGATTTGCATGGTTTGCATGATTTGTATGATTTGCATGATTTGCATGATTTGCATGGTTTCCGTGCATTATATTATTAAATATACCAAAAGGATCATTCATATTTATATTTCCTCCACCTCCTCCACCCATAATATTTTCACTGATTGGCTCGCCTCCTGGTCCAAATGTTCTTATTATAATTCGTGGTCCTTGTCCTCCCATGCCTCCCATGCCTCCCATACCTCCCATATTTACAAACCCATTTAATGGATTCATCGTATGTGGGTCTCCCATTCCTCCCATCCCTCCCATAAACATATTAAATATATCCATTGGATTTATTCTTATTCCACCACCACCACCCATTCCTCCAATATTTGCAAAAGGATTGTTACGATTCATATCATACTTTACCCTTTCGTCGGGATCACTTAATACGCTAAATGCTTCTGAAATCTTTTGAAATTTTTCAGTAGATTCTGCACTATTTCCATTTTTATCGGGATGATTAATAAATGATAACTTTCGATACGCCTTCTTTATTTCATCTTGTGAACATTTTTCTTCTACTCCTAAAATATCATAAAATGTCTCAGCACTTCCCGATTTCATTTATTTTTATATTCGTTATATTCGTTATATTTATTATATTACATAAACATAAACTTAAATATTTGTTAACGAATATTATTAATACATATTATATTATTCATTAATAAAACTATATTATTTATACAATATTGTTTATACAACATTACATTACAACACAATACATTCAAATGCAACCCCATCTACAAACAAATCTCCCATTCATTAATAAATATCAACCTAATTTTTTTAATCAGTTTGAGCAACTAGAACATAATGTTATCAACCTTTTACAAACTCTTATAACAATGAATAATCTTAATATTCTTTTAATAGGTGATCCGGGTTCTGGGAAAACATCTCTTATTCATTCCATCATTCGCGAATACTATAAAACTAATTATAATTCAGATAATATTCTTATTCTTAATAGTCTCAAAGATCAGGGTATTTCTTATTATCGCAATGATTTGAAAATTTTTTGTCAAACCGCTTCCCTTATACCAGGCTATAAAAAAATAGTTCTTCTAGATGATATAGATATTATTAATGAACAAAGCCAGCAAGTTTTTCGCAACTGTATGGATAAATATAGTCACAAAGTCCATTTCATTTCATCATGCACCAACGTGCAAAAAGTAATCGATAGTCTTCAATCACGTAATATCATTATAAAAATTAATCAAATTGAAGATAAGTGTCTAGAAAAAATATTAGCCAAAATTATAAAAAATGAGCAAATTTCTATGACACCAGATGCACAAAAATTTATTCTTAATATTTCTAATGTTTCTATACGAATTTTAATAAACTATTTGGAAAAAATTAAAATCCTAAATACAGATGTTGACTTGTCTATTGTTAAATTACTTTGCACGAATATTAGTTTCCATATCTTTGAAGAATATACTCAAGCCTTGACAGAAAAAAAATTACAACCTTGTATAAAAATATTATATTCTTTATATGATCAAGGTTATTCAGTTATGGATATATTAGACAACTATTTCCTTTTTATTAAAACAACACCCCTCATAAATGAAACAAATAAATATAAAATTACAAAAATACTTTGTAAATATATGACTATATTTCACAATATTCATGAAGATGAAATAGAATTAGCACTTTTTACGAATAATTTAGTTGAATTGTTTTAATTTTTATTTAATTTTTATTTAATTTTTATATATGTTAAATATATATACACCATTATATATTTAACTTTAACGGCATAAATGGTTGTAAGTATGAATATAAGCGGAAAAAATGTTATTCAATCGGGTGGTATGAAAGTAATTATTAAAAATTCTTCGGGAGAGGATGAAGTTATCCGTCAAATTGCAAACATTCGACAATTTATATCTATTTTTTCCAACACTATTGATATTGATATTATATCCGTGGATTCTTTAACGGGATTTATATTAAGAATAACTCTACCAGAAGATGCTACACCATTTAGGAGCGATCTTTTTAATGAGGCAGGAGAATTAATGACAGCCGAAGAACATAAACAACCTACTACTGGAAGATTTGTAACAGAACATATTTTAAAATGTTGCATAATTCAACCATATAAAGACCCTCGAATTAGTGAATATACACCAAACCGTCGTAAGGGCACTTGTAAAAAAGAAGAATTTGTTAATGAATATAAATCACAGTCTTTTGTATATGACACAACCATGGCATATGGTGGTATACCTGTTTGTCCTGATGTATATGCTTGTTTAGAATTTAATTTATTAGAATTCCGCGAAGTTTTTTTTCCGGATTCTCTTTCTCCCGGTCATGCTGGATTACCATCAATCGGAACTGATGTTTTTAAAGATAATCATGTTTTTCAATATTTATTACGACAAATGGAAGCAGTTCTTCCTCCCGTTGCAGGACAGCCTGCATTCGAAAGAAAAATTGGTATTATAGTTATGGAATCAATACCTCAATCCTATAGTCCATTAATGACTTTATATAATAGTCTACCTCCATCCAGTGTTTCGCCGGCAGTTTATATTTCTAACCCTGTTCTAGGACAAAGAAAAAAATTATTTGAACAAATTACTGAACGTGCTTTAGTAATATGTGTAATTATGTTTTATCGATCTGGATTTATTCCATTAGATGCGCATATGGGGAATTGGATGTATGACGTATCACAACCTTTCAGCCAATTTAAGGTTCGCGCAATAGACTTTGGACGGATCTTTTATAGAAAGGAAGAAACAAATATAAAAAAAATACGCAAAATTGTTACTTTATATATAAGACAGTTCGGAGGAACTGGTGCTAGCTTATCAAATATGCTTAATTCATTCGCAATATTATTAAATATTGAACCACATAACATAACAACTTCGTTAGAGGCAGGACATCAAGTAGGAGAATCTTTTATGGATTTAGATAGATTAATAAAACGTAATCAAAATGGTTCTATACTATGGCACCCAACAAATCCTAAAAATCGATACCTTATTGTTGTTAAACCGGCAACAGCTATACATCCACAACAAACTATGGAAATTGATTCTTGTATGATTATTATTCATTCAATTATTTTTCTTATTGCACTTGTTGATAGTTGTTATAACAGCGTTTGTCTTCAGAATCATCATTTTTGTCAGTTAAGAAATATATTTTCTGTATTATTTGGTATTAAATGCAATAATCTCACAGAAATTATTCGGCATGGTGTGTCTATCAACTTGGAAGATTATTTAAATAGTATGCCCGATTATAATGAAAGGATTCATACTATTCGGATATACGAGAGAATAAGAGACTATATACGCGAATATTTACATGTTAGTGATGAACGCGGTTTATTTGAAGATGAATATCTTGAGGAAATACCACCAGATTCACCTGAAGATCCTGCAGTTGTTGCTATTCGCCCCCCACCTCCTTCACCACCCATCCCCCCTCCACCACCACCAATGCCATCCATTCCTCGTGTTTCTCCATCATCGCCTAAACCTTCGCTTCGTAATTCTCCGCGTCTAGTTGTTACCGCTGCCGCTGCTTCTTCCTCATCGGGTGGTGGTGGTGGTAATAATAAAAAACTAAGAAAATCTAGAAAATCTAGAAAATTAAGAAAAATAAAGAGAATCAAAAAGTCGAGAAGGTCGAGAAACACAAGAAAATAAATATGTTATACGTATTATACTTCATAATGTATATACTTTCATATGTATACACATTATAAAATTACTATTTATAATATTCATTAATATTCATTAGTATCAATTCATAGCGAGTAAATACTTTGCAATTTGGGTATTTGACTCTAATACTTGTGAAGGTGACATTCTAACAAACCAACCAAAGTTACGACGTTTTATAAGATCATCTGCAGGAATATACAATCCGAAACTTTCTTTTGATAGCTCCATATTTGTATCACTCATCAAGTTGTCCAAAATCACCGGCGAATCGTCTGCCTTCTTTGCTCCAAATAATTCTGGTTTTATTATATTTATGTCCCCTTTTGATACCTGATTGAAAAACCAGTTGCTTATCTTTCCTTGAAAATCCATTTCTTCTGTATAATCTTTTGATATCAATACCTCTAGATATTCTATATATTTTCTCATCATTACACTATTTTTTCTACATCCCATTATTTTAGGGTTTGGAGCATATGCAATCGAGGACGACGTGATACTTTTTGATACCATCTCTGCTACAAATACACTACCCGAACTCATGTCGCCATCATCGTTATTTCTGTTTCCACTATCAATACTATTGTTACCATTACCGTCACTACTTGAAACAGATTTTGTATATATACCCAGCTCATATAATGTTATTAAATCTTGAAAACATACAAATGAAGGTGGTAGTCTCATTCCACCATATTTATTTAATAATTGTGCCATAGCTAACTCACGCATATGCGGACGCAATGGATGTGTTAAACGATTCACATGGATGGTCCAATCAGGTATTAATTTGTTAAATACATTGTCGTCGATTATACATATATTAAATGAGTCTCCGCATTTCTCTACTATACTCCTTATTGTTAAATATAAATAAGGCTGGTTCAAATTTGTCGTATTTCTTGAACCAAAATTTAACCACTGTCTCTCGTTCATTTCATATTCGACAGGTATCCATAAAAATGGCTTCTTTCTATCCATCTTATTCACATCATTTGCTAAAAACTTTTGAATTAAGTCACGCTCTTGTATCTCTGTTTCGTTTGATAATTTACCTTTATACATAGAGTATACATATCCTATAATTAAAAGTAATAAAATCATTAATATCTGCTGTTTTGAAATTTTCATGTTTATTATTTTTTTATCGTATAATAATTACCTAGAATATATTTTGAATATTTTAATATAATAGTATTTATACTTTAGTATTTTTACTAGTTTTTACTAGTTTTTTACTAGTTTTTATTAAAATACGAATTTCCCAATTTCTCACCCATCTGTAGCTTCTCACGTTTAAATGTTCCGTATATATCTCATATCAATTCGTCAATCGGTGAAACTCCGAACTAAACCTCTTATTTATCTCTCTTACATTCTCATCCTGTTTCGCTAATCTATATGCTCTTTTCATATCTTGCTCAACTTGTAACGCGGTTTCTCTATCGAGTCGTGTCGTCTGAGATTCCTTAGAATAATCATATTTTGAACGCTCAATATCTCTAAACATTTGCATCTCATTTGTGGATGTGTATTTTTTCCTATTATCATAATCCTCCGACGTTACTGGTATTACTGACTCTGTATGTGCTTTCTTTAAATCTTCATACTGTAATGAACTAAACAATCCGCTAGAATATTCTTGCGGAGCTTCACGACCTAGACCATAATACCCGCCTCCACCTCCGCTACTATTTGCTGTTTGTATTTCATTGTGTTGGATTAGCGCCATCTTGTTTCGTAACTTTGCTTTTTTTTGTTCTATTTTCGCATTCCTTTCCGCCCATGAACCTCCCATTTCTTGCGACTCTTTTGTTCCACTATTATAATCGTTATCTTCATCTTCATCCTCGTTATCGTCGTTAGATGCTCCTCTAAACCAGTCTTCATATCCGTTATCCTGCTCTTCGTCATGCAATCTAAATTTGTCGAATTTCTCATTAAACCATGTATTAAATTTAGAAGCATCCATTTTTTGAATCTTTTTATATGCCTCCTCTTCCGATTTGTGATATTCTCGATCTTCTGCACTATGCGCTGTCTTCGATTTATTCTGATTTAATTCACGTTCTATAATCGCCGTATATGAAAATTTATCCTCCTTATACTTTTTCGCATCAGGGAATCGCACCTTGTATATCTCATATAAAATCTTATACGCCTTTGTAAAAAAAAGGAAATATTCTTTCGGTAAATTTGATTTGTCAGGATGCATACGTAACACTATCACCTTCGCCTGTTTAAGATGTTTATCATCAAACATAACCGGTAACTTGAACAAATTCAATATATCTGTTAACTCGTAATTATTTATATCTAGATCCATATTTTCAGAAACGCTTGACATACTTATAGATACTTATAGATACTTATAGATACTTACAAATATAATATAATATATAATAATTTATTTATATTTTTATTTACAAGATTTATATTTACTAATTGCGTTTTACCACTATTAATATTATTTACACATAAGTTATAACATATTAGATTCGTGTATTCATATCATGGAAAATGTAGTTTCGCATATAATGAAGTGTGTTTGTGTTACAAAAGATGAATTTGAAGTTGTTAATCCAAACTTTTACAAAAGGCTCCTAAGCGGTGATTCTCTTTCTTTAATTGTTGGAGAATCATATATGGAAGGTGAATGGGTTAGTAATGATTTATTATCATTTTTACGAAAAATAAATATTCTAGACAATTATAATGAACTTTTTTTTACAGCAATAAAAGGTGTTCCTATAAAAACACTTTTATATATAATTATACTTATTATTAGCATATGCTTTAACGATATCAAAACACAAATAATGGACTATCTATATAATGGACAATCTATTAAGTTATCAAAACGTGTAGCAGAACAACATTACGATATTCCCGACGTTTTATATCAACATATGTTGGATAAACATAGACAGTATACATGTGCATACTGGAAACCAGGAACTACCACATTAGAAGAAGCACAACAGAATAAAATCGATTTGTTAGTTAATAAACTACAAATTCCCGATGATACCGAAATGACCATTTTAGATATTGGATGTGGATGGGGCGGATTAACGAATGCAATATCACAAAAATACCCAAAATGTAAAGTTGTAGGTATTACAATCTCGAAAGAACAAATAAAATATGCAAACGATACGTATGGGAACGACAAACTAAAATATGTTTTTTGCGACTATAGAGACTTACCAAAACAAAATATAAAATATGATAGAATAATTAGTGTAGGAATGTTTGAAGCTGTAGGTGTGAAAAACTTTAATGAGTTTTTCAGAATTTGTGAAAAAATTCTTACCGATAATGGTATATTTGTATTACATACAATTACAAGATCAGAAATAATCAAGTATATAACTGGTTGCGAAAATACAACAGCTGATAAATGGATTGATAAATATATATTTCCTGGCGGGTTTATTCCAACTACTGAATCAGTTTTATCATCTGCGATACGTGGTAAGTTAATGTATCATCATATACAAAATTTATCCATTAGTTATGCGAAAACATTGAAACAATGGCATAATAATTTTGTAGAACACTGGGATACTATTAAAAAATCAAATCCTTCATTTTTTACAGAAAAATTCTATAAAATGTGGGAATTCTATTTATTGTCTTCTATGATTATGTTTGAAATAAAACATATACAACTATCACAATATGTTTTTACAAAACGCTCATATCCGGAGATGTATATTTTTACTGAAAAAAATGCATAATTTTATGGGTATTATTAAATGTTGTTATTATAGCTTCATGTATATTATTACACAAAATTGAAATTAAATAATATAAACGTATGTCATATTATTTAACTACACCATCACATATTGTTTTCATTATGGATAAACATGATGAAGGATATGATGAAGGACATGCTGAAGCACACGCTGAAGGACAAGATACTGGCAAATTCAGAATCAATACAAAAGACCAGTTTTATACATCGGTCGTTGTCGCTAAAAAGTGTATAGAAACTATTATTTCATACCTACATAATAACCCATCAATGCATTCAGTCCTCCCATTATCTTCCTACTTATGGGTTGAACCTTCCGCTGGTAATGGCGCATTCCTGCATAATATCCCCGACACATACGACAAAATCGGGATTGATATTGACCCTCGCGCAGCAAATATTTTAAAGCAAGATTTCCTAACATGGATGCCGCCGTCTTCTGCAACAAAACCATTAAAACCAATTATTATATTTGGTAACCCCCCATTCGGTAGTCAGTCTACCCTCGCCAAAGCTTTCATATCACACAGCTGCAAGTTTGCCAGCATTATAGCTTTCATTCTTCCAAAATCTTTTGTGAAACCAAGCATGTCGTGTGCATTTGATACAATGTTTCATTGCATGCACACTAGTGATGTAGAGCCGCACGCATTCGTAATAAATGATGGCACCACATATGACGTCCCGTGTGTATTCCAAATTTGGCAAAAAATGTCGGCACCTCGTGTTGTCGCACAAAAAGTTACCGAAAAAGGCTTTCAATATGTTAAAAATACGGATGCACACCATCTAGCGTTTCGAAGGGTAGGTGTTTATGCTGGAAGATGTTATATTACTAATATGGCAGGCGAAAAAATAGAGGGTGTTTCATATAATTATAGTCCTCAATCCCACCACTTTATGAAACTTGATCATGATATTGCTGATCGCATTATGGAAATTTCGAGAAAAATAAATTCACATATATTCCCCAGTAATACTGTAGGCCCACGTAGTCTTTCTAAAACGGAAATAAATACAGTGATCAATTCTATTCTTGAGAATTTGTAGATTCGGGTGCTAGTTCGAGTGTGTCTATGACGGCACACTTTTTTTTTAGTTTACGACGTCCTGATTCCAACTCCATTGAAATAAATCCGCCTCGAAACTCGTTTGTGTTACTCCGTGCAATAACTTTATCGGGATTTCGTTCTATAAATTCGCGAAAACCGTTGAATGAACATTGCAGCCTGCTTTGCTTACTATCGCATTTTATATTGGGATATATTGCCCTCATGTTACCTTTCAATATATTTTGGATACTATACATCGTCGCATGCTCTTCGGGTGTCGGTTTTCTATTTTGAGGAACCCGTTTAACCACCTTGTCTAACTCCTCTATATCTTCGCGCTTTATACCCCCAAACAATTCATCCTTTAGTCCCGTAATATTTACCTGGATGATTTCCATTAACTTCTTCTTGTTATTTATATCATCTTGTTTATATGTCACGACGATTAAATGTAACGGTTTTCCGCTATATATTGAATCATATACACGCAGACAATCACCCATACAAACAGTATTGGGAGAACCGGTTGTCTTTATCGATATATCGCACCCATCTAGCTTATTCAACGCGGATGGCAAATCCATCTTAGCTGTATACCCTATTTGTTTCCTTGCATCATGTGATACATGAAATACATTCTGGATAACTTCATCCTCCCAGGTAAATCCATGCTTTTGAACTTCATTTCCACTCATTATTCTATAACTAGCAATAGTCGCACGCAATATATCAGGTTTGGGTATATTTATTCTTAGATGTTTAATTCTAAGCATTTTTCTTATATTTTATTTCCTCTTCTCCATATTCTTCATATTCTTATTCTTATTCTGCTTCTTCAATTTATTCTTTTTGGTTATTCTATTTCGAGGTTTACCTCTATGTCTATGTCTACTTCTTTTTTTAGGTTTATTTTTTTTTGTTGTTCTTCTTATATGATAATTACCACCACCACCACCACCACCACCACCAACCAATATTTTATCTACACCATCTTTTTCATATGTTAGTAAAATAGCACCAGAACGTTCTGGTGGAATTGACTTAATTCTTGATATAGTTTGCCTAGATTCTTGAAGAGTTATATCCTTTTTTTTAGCATAGTCCATAACTATTCTCACATTTGGACCTTTACACGCTTTTACGATAAATAAAGTTGGAATTCCTGTTATTATAGGATTATTCATTAAGTCTTTTACAAGTAATACGTCACGTGACTCTGTTATGTTACCATGTTCGTTGCGTCTTGTAACAATTCGATAAGTTGAATTATTGTTTCTTCTACCATATGGAGGTGGAATTAATTTAGAACTTAAAACTTTTGTAGCTTCATCATAATCGTAATACTTAGCAAACATATTTCTAACTATTTCAATGTTACTACAACATTTTTCTTTATAATTTTCATCTGTTTGACATTCTTGAGAAACCTCATTTACTACATTTTTTGCCCGTTTGTATTGTTCTAAAGAACTTTCTGTTACAGGTCGTTTTCCATTAGGAGGGGCGCATTTACTTTCTTCAGTAGCATCTCCCATGTTAACCTCCATTTTAGTTAAACCAAACATAGTTGCACCATCTATTATTTCTCCTGTTTCTACATCTAATACCCATATACCATGGTCTATCGCATGACATCCTGGGCGAAACACAACTTGTTCTTCCATATAAAATCTTGATACTCGAGGGTTGCAAGTTCGTAACACAAGTTTCGTGTTTTGTCCCAATACTTTAAATTTTTCTATCGGAAGATCTACCCCTGGATTTGATATACACTCTTTTAACTGTTCAAATACACCTCTTAAAGTGTATTGCCTTGAAGATTTAATTTTTTCTAAAATATTTTTTGAATTCGTTAATTCTATTGTAGGAGAAATATCGTCAAAATTTACACATTCATTAGCACTTATTTGTCTTACTGCATTATCATATTTTTGCGTATACTCTTGTGTTGCTTGTTCTGCGTTATTACCAGACATTGGGTTAAACATAGATTGGAATGATGATTCACACATTCTAGCAGTTTGAATAACTGAAACATTAGAATGTATAACTTCAGTTTGGTTGGAAGGAAATGAGCTTCCATGTGATCCTATTAATACTATGTATCTAATCGAGCGATTCAATGCAAATTGAACCTCGGGGGTTGGCGTTTTTTTTAATTCTATAGGGGTATCACTTTTACTACTACTTCTTTCAGCGCTCCTACTCCTACTTCTATTTCGCACACCACTTGCTTCAGCCATAATGACTATAATTATTCGATAGTATATATGTATAATACTATTATAATACTATTATAATACTATTATAATACTATTATAATATTGTTACAATAGTATTATTTTTATAAGTATACACATACACTTACGTTTACGTTTACATTTATTATGAAAATTTATAACTCATACACGCAGCAAAAAATGTCTCTATGTCTGGCAAACTCGCTCCGGTTATCGATGCAATCGGCCCTTCATTTATACCCTTTGCATATGCTAAAAATACAGGAATCCCATTCACCATTTTCTTATGTTTTAAAAATGCATACAAATCAAAACACTCATCTACATCCACCTCCATCATCGTTATATAATCAGGTAAGTCATTCGACTTCTTATAGGAATAATCCTTGATCTTTTTACAAGGTCCACACCAATCCGCCGTAAACTTAAATATAAGAATACCGGGATTATTCGCCATTAGTGTTGCAAAATCAGTTCTTGTTCCAGAGAATTTCAAAATTTTATAGTTGTTGTCAATCCTGCTTAATACATTTTCCATTGATATTTGTATATGAAAATATTTTTATATAAATACGTATGTTCGTTATTTTAAGTTATTTATTTCAATAAATATTTAGTCATATTTTGCGTTTTAATAAGTAATAATTAATATTCTTTCATTTTAAGTATTCTTTAGAGACTTATCAATACCTCATTATTATCTTATTATTATCTTATTATTATCTTATTATTTGTAAATGGTAGACATCGAACCCATGTTGGAATATAAATATTCAAATTTTGGTATAAACAATTTATATAGTATTGTTGTTTTATTTTATGTTGCTTTTATATATCCCATTTTTGCTATTCTAAATTATGATATAAAAGAAAATAAACAAATAACACGAAATGTAGTGAAAAAATGTATAAGTTCTACCAAATGCTCCATGTATAAAGTTTCTAAAAAGGGTATTATTATCGATAAAAATATTATGTATATGACAAATCATACCTCTATAGGTGATTTTTTTATTGATCCATATGTTTTACATTTTTCTACAAAATTTATAGCTTTACATAAAATGCGATGCTTGTTACCTATTTTGGGTATAATTTGCTCTTTAACTGAATCATCTATTTTTATTTCATCTGATAATCAAAAAAATAAAATTATCGAGAATTTTAAAATAATCGAAGAATTGCGAAAAAATGATGATATACGTAATATAACATTATACCCTGAAGGATTGCGTCGCGCTCATCGCCCAAATGTATCAGATAGCCTTAAAAAAGGATTTATTTATCATTCTTTTGAACATAATCTGCCTATTCAAATTGTTCACACTACTAATAAAGATCATGTAATGGATGATGAAAATTTAATTCTACACAAAAATACTAAATTATTTACATACTATGGTTCAAAAATAGATCCAAAAAAACTTAAAGAAAAATTCTTAAAAAAGCATAAACGCGAATATACCAAAGAGGACTATTATACACACGTATATAAACAGTGGAGCAAAATATGGTCAAAAATGGATAAATATCGTATCGATACATTACTCCAACAAGGTTTGTCACGCGACGAATGTCTCGAAAAAATGGAAAACTATTCCACCAAATTTCCCGCAATTGAAGATAAAATGATTAATGGTGATACCAAATTATCTATACCATTCCTTCTTCTACGCAGCACACTTTGGTCTATTATATATTTCATCATTTTTAAAATAATAGAGAAATGTTATTCAGTAATATCATGTATATATAAACAAACTAATACTGAAAATAAAATTATATCTGATTCTGTAAATAACTCCATGAGTTGTAACCTAAAATGCTGTCTAAAATTTATAAAACTCCCATTTTTTATTTAAAGTAATTTAATTTCGGATTTTCTCACGCTCCTATTGCTTCTCTTGCTCTTATTGCTTCTCTAGTTAGTATGCTCACCAATATTAAATAATAACGAATACTTATAAACATTTTGTTCCATTCGTTATTATTTATAGTTTAACTTTATATGTAATAATATGTAGTAATATTTCGTATATTAAATTTTCATATTCTTTATTTCCATAGATGATACTGATAAAGATAACCCTCTTTCAAGTAACGGCGACTTTGGTATAGGAATTGGTTTCGATGTTGCAAATGTTGTTTTATTTTTTGCTTCATGAACTATATTCTCTAATGTTTCAATATGAAGACGCGGCAATTCGGCATGACTCTCCCAGAAATATCTACAATATGCCCACTTGAATTCGTAGTCTTCCCCATATAAGTTTCCCAATCTTTGTAGCAATACTATATTCACCTCCATGGGTAATAAATTCAAATTATGTCTAGGCAATACATAACACAATTGCACCAAATCTTCGATCGTTTGTTTCTCTTTATGTTTCAAAAATTGCGTATCCATCTGGGGGATATATTTCACCAAATCTTTGAACAGTGGCGCATAATGATAATTATAACACCATCGCCAATCTTTGCACCCATCTATATAATAACTAAATGTCCATTCTAGCCCTTCCAAGTAGTTTACGCATATCTGTTTTTTTCTTTCATCTGTAATCTCAATATCAAACAAAGCCTTGTAATACCTATACTCCCAATCTTTCACATACGGATTAATATATTTCTCAACACTCCGCTCCTTCATCGGCAACATTAATAAATCATCCATTTGTTGAATATCTGCACCTGAACCTAAAACATCTTCAGTGTCGCTAAGTATTTTAGTATTATTTTTATTTTGTGTTTGTAATTGTGAATGTGATTGTGTTTGTGATTGTATTTGATTTATTCCCCGATTAAACACATTTCTCTCGCTTCTGTTATCTCTCATGTTTCTTGTATCTATGCCTCCAGCCCTCCCAAACCCTCCTCCCCCACCACCATCTCCAAACCTCCGTGCAAATTTATCACGCTTTTTATGCTCCTCCATTAAAAGTGTATCCTCTTGACAAGCAATATTATTTATAAACTCCCCAAAATTCTTCCATATAATTTTTTTACCATCTGTTAAATACATATCCGTCTTGCCCAACGTTTCACGATATATATTCAATAATACATCTATACCTACTGTTCTTATATTAAGTGCCGGGAAATGAGGCATGAAATCATTCCCCAATAAAAAACACATGAATATATAATCAGTTATCCTATTTATTTCACATTTAGAACTGTCTGTGGTATTTTTTGTTTCTTTATTATCTTTGAATTTACTCAATTCTCTCCCTCCTCTTACGTCTCTAGTAATTTTGGCACTATCTCCGTGTCCCTCACTTGATGCGTCATAATTGTGAATATACTTTATAATCCCCTCCGCCAACTCCGGTATATCCAATAAGTAATCTTTATTTGCATCCAATGACGCATCAACCGATTTTATAAATTCAGGTGTCTCGCGGAATAAATACAGGTTTTTAGTAATATGTAAATGATTCAATGTAAGCATAATTAAATCCGCATCAAGTCCATATACCAATGTTATCGTATCAGGCGAATTATGATATTCCGGATTTTGACGCATATACTCAAATATTTTATGTTCCCCCTCACCACTTTCAGAACTACCCGATACAATATACTCTAATATAGAACTACTAGAACTATATGTTGAATTTGAAAGCATTTTATCCTCAAAATAATTCGCAACATCTTCATTTAGCTTCTTCATAAAATTAGTGCCTGGTGTAATCGCAGATGTATTCCACGTCTCTTTATACCCCTTGCCTTCAATATCGCGCTGGATTTGTGTAGTATACCATGACTTATACCTACGATCACGCTGCTGACTCAACTTGGCCACCGGTGCAACACCATCAAATGCAATATATACACGATTCATTGGTTTTAGTAACTCTACATAGTAATCTACTTTTCTACATACCATCGCTATAATCTCTTTTTCATATTCTTTAGCCCTCCCCTTATCATATGTGGGGTTATTTTTTACTGCATCGTATATAAGAGAATTACAATCCATATATAAATTGTTTACATGACTTAGATAACTCATCTCTTTTAGAATATAACCATGTCTTTTAACGATTTGTGAAAAATAACTTGGAATTCCCATTTTGTTATTGGTATTATTATTGTTATTGTTATTGATAGGCTAGGATTAACAATATTATGTCTTATATGTAGTTATATTTTTGTTTCTATGTATTTTACATATATATTATGTTTTGTTTATTCTTGTGTAATTTGTTTATTAGTATTACAATTTTTCATTGATAAACATATTATTATTTATAATATCTTATATATATAATATATTATATATAACAACACATATTATGTCTCAAGCTACTAGTCTTTCACAAGACGGGTTAATATCAAAAATGGATCAACCTGGTATAAAAATGTCATTTGGTGGTATTCTACAAATTCTTTCTTCATTATCTCCTGTTCTTTTATCCGGTTTTTTTATTATTTCTAGTTTAAGTAATGGGAACTTAAAATGGGTAATGTATTTAGCAGGGTTTATTATTCTACTATTTATATTCTCTATTACAGCATTTACTATAGATTCTACTTTCCCAAATAAGAATAGTAGTGGTTCCTCATACTGGAAAAAAGAATGCAATCTTGTAGCACTTCCATTCGAACTTGGTGAATATATGGTTCCAAACTTTAATAGCTCCGCATTAGCTTTTATATTTGCTTATATTTTTATGCCAATGCTTCAATACGATAGTTATAATTTAATTCTTTTGTCGATTATTATTGTATTCTTTTTTATCGACGCTATTTCAAAAGTTATTCATGGATGCACTCCTATATTGGGTATCATTATTGGATTAGCTATTGGTTGGATTGTTGGTTATATATGGTATCTTATTGTTTCTTCTAGTAGTACTGACATGGTGTATTTTAATGTAGAAAATGGTGCATCAATATGCTCTCGTCCAAATAAGCAAACATTTAAATGCAAAGTATACAAAAATGGTGAAGTTATTGGCGGAATGTAACGTAATATGTGATATGCGATATGCGATACGATATATGATATGCGATTATTATATTAAGGATTAAATTTGTTGCTATTATGCGATATCCAGTTTTTAAATTCGTTCATAGACATATCTCTATGAAAGCTATTTGTCAGTAATTTTATGTTATTATATTTTCTAGATAATATAGTTATGTAGTTAAAAACAATATTTTTAGTTATGGCTTTATGATACATGAACATTTGGTCCTCTTTAAATATCGGCTTCTTAATGCGTTTATTTACTTCATTATGAAAATCAAAAAAGAATAATTGTAAATCCTTTTTTGTTTTAATATTATCTCTTTTTACATTCTTCATTACTGCTGTAGCATGCTCTGAACAGTCAGGACATGGAAGATTCATACATATTTTCATGCAGATATTCAAAAAATCATTCTTTAATTCGTCAAAATTTTCATCTTTCATTTTGAACGAAAGTGTGTGAAATAAATACCAGGTCGCGTTGCCCCATTCTTTTTTTGTCGCCATATTATTAATATAATAATATAAAGACTTTTTATTTTATTAATTATACACAATTGATTAATATGTTAGCTTCTAAATTAAATACACAACCTTCTATTGATTTTTTCTCAGAACTCTCTAAAATTGTCAATAATAAACATGAATCACACAATATAAACGCACAGACTATTTCATCCGAATCAGCAGAACCGTCAAATATAATTATTTCTACACCTAACGCGAACGATTCTACAGAAATTAATTACTGTCTTATTTCTAAAGAAAAGCTTCACCCAAATCATATTACTCTAACATGTAACCATAAATTCAATTATATTCCAATCTATAAAGAAGTTATTTATCAGAAAAATAAAACAAATACTCTATACGAAATTACTAAACTATCTTCTCATCAAATAAAATGTCCATATTGTAGAACTATTACCAATAATTTACTCCCCTATATTCCATATCCATCTGTTAAAATTATTAAAAATGTAAACTCACCAGAATATGACTGCATGAATGCTACTAAATGCTCCCATATAATGAAATACTGTGATGCTAATAAAATAACTACAACATGTAAAAAAAATGCACTATACTACGAGGAAGAAAATGTCTTGTTTTGTCCAGCACATTATAAAAAATATAAAGAGAAATCTGGTAGCAAAGATAAACCTTCTACTAACATACCAAGATGCTGTGCTATTTTAAAAAGTGGTAAAAATATTGGTAATCCGTGTAATAGTATTATCTCTATCGATGGTTCTATTTTTTGCAAACGGCATTCACAATAACAATAAAAATAACAATAATGATTCGGATGTATTATATATTAATAATCAATTAAAACCTATATAAAAATTAAGTTATAATATATATACTTATACATATACTTATACGTGCTCCTAAATGACTTTCACAATTGCTGAATATATCTGGCTCGATAATAATAAGAAATTCAGATCCAAAACTAAAATTATTAAAAACACGACACTACCTAATTACTTTTTTGCTAAAGATGATACGAATGATCCTAAATTTCCAGATTGGGATTATGATGGTTCATCAACAGGACAAGCCGATGGTAAAAAATCAGAAATTACTCTTCGTCCTGTTTTTATATGCGATAACCCTCTTTTAAATACAGTCGGAAACCATGTCTTGTATTCAAAACTTGTATTATGTGAAACATATAATGCCGATGGAACACCATCCGACACAAATACACGACACTTAGCTACAAAAATATTCAACTCATGTCGTGAACAAAAACCATGGTTCGGTCTAGAACAAGAATACTTTATTTTCGATAAACGTATTGAAACAACTCCGCACAATTTGCTATTTTATAATACAACAGAACATTACTGTGGTATAGGACAACATATTGAATACCGATCACTTGTAGAAGAGCATATGCTAGCCTGCACAAAAGCTGGGATTACTATTTCCGGTATAAATGCAGAAGTAGGCAAGAATCAATGGGAATTTCAAATTGGGCCATCGGAGGGTATAAAAGCTTCCGATGAACTGCTTGTTGCACGATTCTTACTTGAGCGTATCGCTGAAAAATACGGGAATACAATTTCATACGAACCAAAACCGTTTGCTAATATAAATGGTTCAGGGTGTCATGCGAATTTTTCGACACTTAAAATGCGAACCCCATGTGATGACAATAACGGAATAATGGAAATATATCGCACTATAAATAATCTCGAAAAATATCACGCCGAAGATATACATTACTATGGAGTAAGTAACGAACTACGCCTCTCTGGAAAACACGAAACGTCTAGCTACGATACATTTTCATCTGGTATTGGCAATAGAGGTGCATCTGTTCGCATCAATAACAATACACATAATGCAGGGTATGGTTATTTCGAAGATAGACGTCCTGCTGCAAATATGGATCCTTATTTGGTTACTAGCATTTTAATGAAACGCGTCATTGAAAGTTGAGGCGTTATATCGCGGTAAACTATAAAATTAGTATACATATTTAATTATAAAAATAGTAATTTAGTATACATATAAAATTGAAATATTGGTTTTATTTTTATTTAATATAAAACCAATAACAAGTGCAACGCGTGGAATGAGTGCCTGTGTCGTTTCAAATAATATATTTCAAGAAGCAATAAGTCATTGTCGTTGGAAACGTGTATTACACAATATTTTACAAGACATAGATATATCAATTTACAACAATAAAACATTTGAAGAAATTATGATTGCAATTTATAATATTTGCAAAGATGTTCAGGGAATTGGAATGCTCGCTACATATGATATAACATCTGCAATATGCAGGCATTATAACATAAACATAGATAAAGTATATATTGTAGGAAAAGGCCCAAAAAGAGCAATTAAATTATTAAATGTAAAAACTAAAACACATAAAATAAGCGATAAAATTATAATTAAGTATGCTAATATAACCGATATAATAAGCGCATTTGATGCTAGTGGTTTTGAATTAAATGAACAAGTTAGAAATAGTAAAAATGGGGATATATTAGAAAGTTATATATGTAACTGGCAGAAAACTCGATGAATATTGCATTATATAGAAATATGCGATGACTTACTAGCTAAACGAGCCTGTTTGCCTACTCGCATTTCATCATATAATTTTATTTTCGTAGTTTTTCGTCGGTTTTTAACTTTGTCAATATTTGGAAGAATTCTATATTTATATAAATCGCGAGCATCTCGTCGCAATTGTCCTGGTGGTAACGGGTTTAAGAAAACTCCTTTGAGTCCTGATTCACCATATCCACGAACTAATCCCGATGAATCAGGAACGCCTAATTTAAATCTATCATAGTCTAATCCTTCGTTAAGCTGATCGTATATATTTCGCACATTCGATTCATCATATTCTTTTTTCACTTCTATATATTTGGGATAATATAAAAATGAAGGAGGCAATGGGGGGTTACGTGTATCATCTCCATATAAACCATAGGTAACACCTACCATAGTTCCTGTCATCTGATTAAAAAAATCATTAATATTTGTTGCTTGTAACATATTATTTCTTATCGTAAACCGCTTAAGTTGATCGTCCAATGTATTACCTGTATACAGAGTTGAAAGATAACTTATTATACGTAATATAGTATTGGATATATTAGTAAAATAAGCCAATGATGGAGACAACATACTATACAGTTCTTCCATTAAATATATTTTCACCTTTATTAACTCATTTGCATATGGATTGTTACCTGCCTGATTATACGTTTCAATCAAGTCATATGAATCATATATACTACCTAATCCGGCAAAACTAAATACAGATCTAAAATTAAAATTCTCTATTTCTTTTAAAAATCTTTCAAAAGATATCATATAGAATTCATTTAAATGTTTTTTTAACAAATCGAGACTCGCATATTCGACTGGTCTTCCTACAGGAAAATAATCATATGTTTGCATGAATATAGTTTTTTTTCCAACTGTTTCGGTTCTTAATTCTGCGACACTATCGTGAAAAAATATATCGATAAACGCTGAAAACATACGGTTTAGATTATAAAGAAATTTTTTACCTTCCATTAATAATTTTATTGCAGGATTCTTTGTCCCGGGTTTTTGAAAATGTGGGTGCGTGCTTATGAAGACTTTATCGTCAGCTGTAACTTTGGGCGCACACGAAAAAATAAGTATATTCATAATTTTATTTTCACGAATAGCAATAGGAAGAAGTGTTTCTATCATATTAATCGTTGTTGTTGTTGTAAAATGTGCTGTGTCGGGATATAATTCAAAAATAGTTTTTTTATGTAATGCTTGCTTACTTTTGTCTTTTTTATAGTCTACTGGTATAAAAACACCCATTGAATAAAAGCTTGTGGTAGTAGACAAATTTATATCATGGTCTTCTATTGTATCATTATCATTAAAATGTCCACTAAATACCCTATCATGTGTTAAATTGGTTAAACTAAGTGTATTTTTTACAAGACATCCTTCAATTTTGTTAATATTTAAATACTTACATATCATATCGAATATTTCTTTTCTTTTCTTTTCACCAGCTGTTGTATTATTAAACATAACAGCATTATTTGGGTCTAACAATATATTATTTATAATTAAATATACCTTATTGTATTTCGCGGATAGCATTTCGTGCATTTTTCCCAATTCTATTACTCTTAAATATTTATTTGCAAGTATTTTCATTTCACTTGATAATTCATTGCCTACTCCACCGTGTGCTAAAATAAAAATAGTTTCCCTTTTCGGAGCTGGTTCAGTTTGGTTATTTTCCTCCGATAATTCTAATAATCGTAATTCATCATTGCGTGTTAAATGTCTATTAAACATTGGATGTGTATTATAGCCTACAATTTGCAAACTTGTCGGTTTAGGTGGATATTTGGGGGCAGGAATTGTAAAATTCATCATTTCAGGCGGGTATTTTAGATAAGGATTCGACGGCGATGGTCCTAATAATGCATCTTTTCTTAACACAACTTGTTTCACTTTATCCATAAATAATCGTGTTGTCTCTTTATCAAATAGTGTTCGACTTTGAATTGCATCAATACTAGATACTGCTATGTTTTCAAATAACTCGTCGCGCAATTTACCCCATATAATTAATACTCCATATTCGTGTGTTTTATTAATTTCTTTAAGAATAGCATACAATCTTGGTGATATATTAAAATATTCTTCATTATATGTATTAATTAAATTAAGCATTTCAAATGATTTCTGTCCAAGTATCGTTTCCATTTCACCGCGTTTTGGCAAAAAAGATAATGGAATAATTTCAGGTAAATTATACGAAAAGGGTAACAAAGTAAATACAGGTAATGTTCCACTTCCTGATTTTTTATTTATTGTAAGTCCGGTGAATTCTATAACATCAAGTTTCGGAGTATATGTTGTTTTTAATCTACCGGTTGATGTTAATGCAACTTTTGGTGGCGTCGGAGGTGGTAGTGGTGGCATCGGCGGTGGTGGCGGAGGTAGTAGTGGTTCAGGGTTAGGAGCTGCTGTCGCTTCTCTTGCTTCTCTTGCTACAGCCGATGGCGCCAATACAGTAGGTATTTTTATAGGAGATTTACGAATAACTTCATTTCCCCATGAGTGAATTTTTTTACTATCTGTTAAATCAGGCAACCGCTTCTGTTCATCTACTGTTTTTGTCGATATTACATTCTCGCGATATGGAGTATTCCGGTTATATGCATAGGCTTGAACCCCCAATGGTAATACAGACATATCTGCAGGATTAACATCAGGCGAGCCATCCACGGGACTAACGTTTAAAGGGGTTGCATTTACTCGTGGCGATAATACAGAGGACATTGGTGATATAGGTGATACTGGTGTTACCCCACCAGAATAAATTCTATATTTATACCCATATTTATTCCTCCTTGTTTTACTCTTCCTTGTTCCATTTTTTCTTGTTTTATGTTTAACTAAATGTTTTTTTGGTTTGTTTTTATTTATTTTTACAACCATTTTATTTTATATTATATTAGTTGCATATTAAAATTAAAAATTAAAAATTAAAAAATAAAAATTAAAAATTAAAAAATATAAACGTGTATAAATGTCTACCTCATAAAGTTTCGCAGCATAATGGTCACCACGTGACACAGCACTCCAAATAAAATAACAGCATAAAGGTAACAAACCGCCCCCGCAAGATTGGCAGGGCGGATGCCGAATAAGTGATGATGTATGAAAATTTCAACTCTCGGAGGCCATTTCCCAAAAATGGACATTTATAAATGTCCATTTTCTAAAAACCAGATCTAGATTTGAAAAAAACAATGAAAACGTCACTCAGAGCATAATGCTCTAATTTCCTTTTTTTTGTTGAATTATTTGTTACCATAATTTTTAGAGATGTTATGAGAAAAAGGCTTAAACATATTTTACTATAATATTATACAAGGAGATGTTAAAGAAAACGCCGCCAAAAAACGCCATAATATTCGAGTGTAAAATATGTGACTTTATATGTAGTAAAAAAAGTAATTATGAAATGCATCTTGCTACTAGTAAACACAAACAGTTAACAAATATTGAAAATGATAACAAAAACACAAAAATATTATCGTGTGACTTATGTAGCAAACACTATTTTTCAAGAGTTGGATTATGGAAGCATACAAAAGTATGCACTAAGAAACCCCCCGAGACTCCCGAGGTCCCCGAAACTACAGAAGTAACTACAAATATGTTAGTAGAAATTGTAAATTATAATAAAGAAATGGTAGAAATAATCAAAGA